CTCCGGCTCGCCTGCGGGGCTCCGGCTCGCCTGCGGGGCTCCGGCTCGCCTGCGGGGCTCCGGCTCGCCTGCGGGGTTCCGGCTCGCCTGCGGGGTTCCGGCTCGCCTGCGGGGTTCCGGCTCGCCTGCGGGGTTCCGGCTCGCCTGCGGGGCTCCGGCTCGCCTGCGGGGCTCCGGCTCGCCTGCGGGGCTCCAGCTCGCCGCGCTCGCGCGGGCAGGGTAGGCTGGCGCATGCCAAAATGACAGACCTGCCAATAAGGCAGTTCGGCCTGCCAATCTGGCAGTTCCGATCTCGTAACGCGCGAGCGCCGAGCGGGACTGCTCGGCTTCCCTGCTAGGGACCGCTCGGCTCCTGCTAGGGACTTGGACTGGGACGCGGGACTTGGACTGGGACGCGGGACTTGTTCTTGGACTCGAAAAAGAAAAAGCGAAAAGGACTTGCTCTCGGACGCGAGAGCGCTATACTACCCCCATGCTACACGAACGCACCACCTTCTACGTCGGCCTGCACTCGCCCGTCGATCCCTTGGACGACGGCGCGCGCGCCGAGCGTGTGCGGGCGATCATCGGACAAGCCTACGAATACGCGACCGTCGCGCTCGTGGACGGCATGTGGCGCGGCGAGGGCAAGCCCACGTTGCGCATCGAGCGAATCGGCGAGGCCGATGAGCGAGAGCGAGAGCGCGCCCGCGCGATCGCCCGCGAGATCAAGGCCGAGCTGCACCAGGAAGCGGTCGGGCTCACGTTCGAGCCCGTCATCTTCGAGCTGATCTAGGACTGTCACCACGGACTCAACACAAGGACACGACACCATGAAGACCTGCACCGTGACCCTCTACACCTACTCCGAGCTGGACGAGCAAGCGCAAAAGCGCGCCCGTGACGCGGCCCGCGCCCGCGGATGGTACGGCGACGCATGGAGCGAGGAATGGCGCGACTCGTTGACCAAAGCCGCGGACGCGCTCGACTTCAGGGTCAAAGGCTGGAGCATCGACCCGTGCGGGCGACGCGGTACGTACTGCGACGTGGAAGTCACTGACGATGACGTGGCCGAGCTGCAAGGGGCGCGCGCGTGGAAGTACCTGCGCGCGAACTACGCGGACGCAATCGCCACGGACTGCCCCTTCACCGGCGTGATGAGCGACGAGACTTTGCTCGGCCCGCTCCGCGCGTTCCTCAAGCGCCCCAACACGCACGACACGGTGCAGGACATCATGGACGCATGCGCGGACGCATGGGCGACCGGATGGGCCGAGGACATCGAATTCCAGACCTTGGACGAGTACGTGGCCGAGGACCTGGAAGCGAACGGATACGACTTCACCGCCACGGACGACTTCCACTAGGGACTCACCATACGGACTCTATCCAAGGACGCGAAACTGGAGGACCTGGCGTGAGGGGCGAGGGCTGGACGTGCGAGCGATGAAATCCAGGAAACGACTTGCGCAGGGGACGCGGCCCGAGTACCATGCTCTCATGGACACGGAAATGTGGGCCGAGATCCCGGACCTTCGCGGCTACGAGGTGAGCAACACGGGCCGAGTACGCCGGTGGACGATCGTAGATGGCAGGCCGAGACCTCGACCCTATCGCGGGTTCGTGGAGGGGTCCACGGTGGTGTACCGGCTCAAGGGCGAGCGCTACACCATCGACGAGCTGATGCTGGCCGCGTTCGGTGACGACGCCGAGGGCATGGAAGTAGACTACGATCCGAGCGAGCGTGACCGCGAACTGACGCAATACGAGCGGAACGAGATCAAGCTGGCCGAGGGCTGGAAGCCCGCGTTCGAGGTGGCGCAGGACTTCCGCATCGACTCGGTCCGAGTACGCAAAATCTGGGATGGCGGACTGGAGTGATGGACGCGCACGAGATCCAGGCTCAAACTGCGGTGCTGATCGCCCGATATGCGAAGCTGCGGGAACGGTTCGTCGCCGAGCTGGCCGCCTGTACTCGCTACAAGCTGGAGCACGGACGCTTCCCTGCCGACATGGGCGAGCGCTTCCGCAAGCTCACCGAACAAGGACACGAGATCCAGAACAAGCTCTACGACCTACGACAAGAACTCAGGAAGTTGACCGGCCCGTTCGCAGGAGTGCAAGTACCCGACCATCTGCCCGAAGAACTATGACCGAGGACGCGAACATGGACGACCTGACCCGCACCAACTACCTGCGCCTGACCGACGCACTCGTGGCCGCCGAGGATCGAGCGGACCAACGCATGATGGAGGCCGACACGGACGAGCTGACCGGCCTGCTCAACCGGCGCGGACTGACGCGCCGGACGCACGACCGCGACTGGGGCTGGTTCGTGGTCGCCGACCTTGACGGCTTCAAGCGAGCACAGGACAAGCCCGGGCGCGGACACGCCTACGGAGATGCCGTCCTCGTGGAGTTCTCCGAGTTCCTGCTGACGAACACCCGCCAGCGCGACATGCGAGCGCGCGATCTGCTGGCGGCGCGCACGGGTGGTGACGAGTTCACCATCTGGACCGAGACCCGGGCAGGTGCCCGGCGGATCAAGGAGGCCATCCGTGAATGGGCCTCGAACGATGGCGAGGTGCGCGCGAGTGCGGGCATCGGCCAGACGACTGACGCCGCAGACGCGGCATGCTACCTGGACAAGACCAAGGACGACAACCGATGAGAAACCTGACCTTCCTGCTACTCGCCGCGTGCGCGGCGACGGCCTTCATCACCGGCAGCCTGCTGGACTTCCAGCAGCGCTACACGAGCGAGGTCCGCCCGCGTGGCGGCGCGGACCCTGTGAATCTGGAGTTACTCAAGTTTTACAGCATCGAACCCGAGGACCTGCGCCTCGAAGACCCGGAAGGGTTCGCGCGACTGGCCGACATGGAGTTCACGCCCGAGCGCACCCGCCTCGCGGCCGAGTGGGCGTACAAGATACGGCAGCGCATCTTCCTCCGCAGGTACGGCTACCCGTACAACGAGCAGTGAGCTTCCTCACCGTGGCGACCATCTACGTCGTGGGTTGGCTCTCGGGGATCTGCTCGGTGCTGCTCTACGACCTCGTGCAACAACTCAAGAGGACCTGACATGTTCGACCCCATCAAGCGCGGCTTCAACGCCGCACGCCGAGCCTTCGCCCCGCTGTTCCAGGCCACGGGCGACGACACGCCCACGCGTAACGAGATGCGCCTGGACGGCGACGAGTGGGCCGTCAAGCGCAAGCTGGGCCGCTCGTTCTTCACCCGTCAGCTCAACCCGAACACGCGCGCCGCGCGGATCGCGTCGCTCACCGAGCGCGAGTACGACCTCGCCCGCAACCGGGGGTGGCTCTGATGCGGGGGCAACTCACCGACGCCATCAAGCAGCGCGCCAGGGAGCTGCTCGGGTACGACATCACCGTGACCGAGCTGCGGATGATGCCGTACGTCCAGTACGTCATGGTCAACGAGCAGCGCATCGACCCACGCAAGTGCAACGCCGAGGACCGCGAGGTGCTCCAGCGCTGGCGCGAGTCGGGACACATCGAAGGCGGCGCGAGCGGCCTCTCGATCACGCGCGAGTTCTGGGACATCATCAACGAGTTGGTGTTCCTGAGCTACGTCATGCGAGGTGAGGCGGCGTGAAGCGCTACCGCGTGACCTCGAAGTTCCGCGACAAGAGCGGACGCACCCTCCGCACCGCCGACACATTCGACGGTGCGGAGGAGGATGCGCGGTGTGCGCTGGTCGAGGCGCACAAGGAGATGACGCGCGTGTGCGCCGCCGATCCACGCATCGACTCCATAATCTCGACGGTCAAGGGACCGGAGGGCGAGATCAGCACGACAGACTACGCCGACGAGCTGGGCACGGTGTCGAGCACAGGCCTCATGCACGAGGTCGCGCCCGAGGACCTGGAGCCCGCACGCGGCGGGCTCGTGAAGGAGTCCCGCGACGCGGGAACCAAGACCATCAATGACATCTTCGCTGGAGGCGAGGGCTTCGTCTCCAACGTGGTGTTCCCTGACTTCAAGCTCACGCCCGAGCAACAGGAAGTGCGGAGGCGCATCGAGAGCTACTGCCGAAACAACCAACAGGAGAAAGAATGAACTTCACCGACATCATGCTGGACCTGGAGACCTTGGGCACCGGCAACAATGCGGCGATCATCCAGATCGGAGCCGTCGCCTTCAATGCGGACGGCGACAACGCTTCGCTCTGGACCAACTCGCCCGACATGCTGGCCTCGCTCGGCCAGGGCTTCCGCGCGAACGTGGACCTCGCCAGCTCGCGGCACCCGGGCGTCATCGACGCGAGCACCGTCGAGTGGTGGCTCCAGCAGTCGCAGGAGGCGCGCGACTCGATCACCAAGCCTGAGGGCAGGCTGGAGCTGGGCGCGGCGCTGGAAGCGTTCGTACGTTGGGTCTACAGCATCACGGTCAAGGTGCGCGACCTGCGCATGTGGTCGAACGGGCCGACGTTCGACGAGACCATCCTGCGCGCCGCGTTCGCGCGCTACAACGCACCGCTGCCGATCTCCTTCCGGGGCTCGCGCTGCTGCCGCACGATGATCGAGCTGGCCGAGATGTACGGCTGGAACCGCAAGGAGGCCACGCGCCTCGCGCCCGACGACATCGTGAAGCACGACGCCCTGGGCGACGCCGTGTTCCAGGCGCGCAGCGTAGTGTCCCAGCGCCACTTCCTGCGGCCGGCTGCCAAAACGGCAGTCCCGACCTCCAGCGGCCTCGGGGAGATCACCTGATTTTCGACTCCCCGGATTTTTTCGGGGAGAGTCCTTGACTCGGGCTCTCCCCGCGCTATACTGCTCTCAGATTCAAGACCGGCCCACCGGGCCACAACCAAGGACACGACCATGAGCAAGACCAAGACCACCATCAAGAACTCGCAAGCCCTTCTCGCCCTCGCCCGCCTGAGCCACCGGAACCTCGCGTCCAACGCGGCGGTGAAGGCGCTGCGCGGCGACGTGCCGCCCGGCAAGTACGAGGGCGAGGCCACCTTCAAGCTCGTCTACGACATCACCGTGGGCGAGGACCACGAGGCCGAGGTCGCGCAGACCGTCCCGTGGAAGGCCATCGCGGGCGCGCTGTTCGGCAAGCTGAACGCCGCGACGCGCGACAAGCTCGTGCGCGAGCTGCTGGAGTCCGCCGAGGACGGAGGCTTCCAGGTCCGCGAGGGCGCCATCAACGAGGAGGCCGAGGAGGCGCTCAAGGCCCTGATGGGCACGACGCGCAAGACGGTCTCGGGCAAGATCACCGGCAACGCCATCATCCTGGAGGACTGATCCATGAACACCCTGACCAACATGCTACACGGCGCGCTCTGCGCGTTCCTCCTGCTCGTCTTGGTCATCCCGGGCGTCCAGTTCACGCTGCGCCAGCTCGGCAGACTGCGAGGCGCGACGCGCCGACTGGCGCGCCGGACGCTGGGCCTGGAGCACTTCGAGAAGTTGATGCTCGACGAGGTGCGCTCCTACCGCGCCGTGATCGACCCGCGCATCCCGATGACCTACACGCCCGAGGTCGCGGCGCGCGTCGCCCGCACGCTGCCGATCTGGGCGCAGGACCTCATCGGCGACCTGCTGCGCGAGAACCCGCGCAGCGTAACCCGCGAGGAGCTGCGCCGCGTCAAGCGCCTGCCGCTCTGGGCGCAGCAGGTCATCGCCGACCTGCGGATGGCACGATGAGCGCCTACGCCGACCGCACCGACCAGATCGCGAAGCTCCCCAAGTGGGCGCAGCAGATCATCGAGCGGCAGCAGCAGACCATCGCCGGGCTCCGCACAGAGCTGGCGATGACGCTGCGGCCCGCAGACCTGGGCGACCAGATGGTGTTCGAGTCGTGGCACTACAGCGACGACCCGCTCCCGAAGGACATGGCCCTGCCGCCGGGCCAGCTCAAGATCCAGCTCGGCGTGGACCGCTACGGTCGCCAGCACAAGATCGGTGTTGTCGTCGAGACCGACCACTGCGGACGCAAGTGCATCCGCTTGACGGGGATGCAAGGCCCCATGCACATCCTCCCGGTGGCGTCGAACACGATCACCGTGACCACCCTGCGCGAGACCAAGGAAGACTGACCATGCACAAGCGACTGAACGAAGCCCTGGACCCGAATCATCCGGTGCGCAAGCACCCGTACACCACGACGAACTCGGGCGTGAACGTCTTCTCTCCTGAGCAGTTCAAGGCGTGCGAGGTGCGCATGTCCGACATCCTCGACGGGATCTCGAAAATCTGCCGCTACAACGGGCAGGTCTCCGAGTTCTACTCCGTGGCCGAGCACTCGGTCCTGGTCTCCCGCATCGCCGAGCTGCTGGGCGACGAGGAGGCGATCATCCCGGCGCTGTTCCACGACGCCCACGAGGCGTACTCGGGCGACATCCCTACCCCGCACAAGCGCATGCTCCCGGCCTTCGTCGGCTTCGAGAAGGGCTACGAGGACACGGTGCGCGAGGCGCTGCACCTCCCCGGGCCGGACGATCCGGTGTGGGCTCGCGTGGCGAAGTACGACTCGATGATCCTTCACCGAGAGCTGCGCGTGTTCCGTGCCCCGGAGCTGCTGCCCCGATGGTACGACCCCCAGATGGACGGGCAGGTGCCTCCGCAGGTACAACCCGTGGGGTTCGACTGGCGCGAAGCTCGCGCCATGTTCCGCGCTCGGCTGCACGACTTGGGATGGGGACTCGGAGGAAATCTATAGAAAGCGCTGGCGCGCGGGACTCTCCTGTGCTACAGTGCTGTGTGACGGTCGCCAGACGGCAGAGAGAAGCTCGTCCATCGCTTCAAAACCTTTATGGGCTCTGCACTCCGTATGCAGGCTGGTACTAGTCAGCCCGACCGACACACCTTCTCCACCACCCGGCAACACCTTGAACATCAGCGACCACAGATTGCAAGAGAACCTGCGACGCGGGATTCTCGTTGACCCGGAAGACGAGCACCTACTCCGCAAGCACATCTGGCACATCAATACTGGCGGCTATGCACAGCGCGGGGCTTGGCGCAAGATGGTATTGTTGCATCAAGAGATTGTGGCTTTCGCACAAGTGAACCACATCAATCGCAACAAGAAGGACAATCGCAAGGCGAACCTTCGAGATACCTGTCGAGCAGAGCAGCAGCGTGGGAAGTCTAAAGGTCTCTACGCTGGGATCAAACCAAGCAGCAAGTTCAAGGGAGTGTCTTGGGACAAAGCATACGAGAAGTGGCGGGCCAGGATCACGTTCGAGAACAAACTCAAGCATTTAGGCTACTTCGACGACGAGCGCGAAGCCGCGCTGGCCTACGACCGCGCCGCGCTCGAACTCTTCGGCGAGTTCGCCGCCACCAACGCTGACCTGGGGCTGCTGTAGTGGTTCACATCAGCGTATTCACGAGCAAGCGGGTGCCGGGCCTGAAACGGCTGGCCGATCTCCAGAACGAGGAGATCCTACCGCTCGCCGCGTCCGTCAACGTGACGGACGGCATCGACCTTGAAGACGCTTTGCGGACCGAGTGGGACACGGACGCGCACTTCGTCTGCTACGTCGCCGATGACGGCGAGGGGAACGAGCTGTACGCCCGGATCAACAAGGGCGTGTTCCTCCCCCAACTCGAACAGACCGGGGGCCGCGTGGTGGTGCGCGTCCTGGCCTTCGACCACGACCTGCCTCGCGACGCTGATGGCGAGAAGCAGGAGTGGTCCGCCGAGAGCCTAGATGAGTTCCTTGGCTCGTTGCAAGAAGCTCTCGGCACCTCCAACCTGGAGCCGACGTGGTGGTACACCACGCTCCACGGATCACGGTTCGTTTACGTCCTGACCGAACCCGTCGCGCCGCTCGACGCGGAGGCGATGATGCTCGGCATCATGGACGAGTTCCGCAAGCGCGGCATTGAGCTGGACGAGGCGTGCAAGGACTGGACGCGGATGTTCAGGTGCCCGCACGTCGAGCGCGAGGGCTACGGGCGTTACGAGTCCGAGCTGCTCGGCCCCGGCCCGCTGCTGGACCCGGCGGGTGTCCCGCGCGGCGAGGTCCAAACAGCCGAGGCCATCGGCGAGGTGGATCAGTACGTCGGGGAGATGCCCACGCCCGACGAGGTGGCCGAGCTGCTGGAGGAGACGAAGGAGAACGGTCGCAAGTACAAGACCGAGCTGGTCAAGCGCGCCAGGATCATGCTCCAGGGGCGCGAGGCCGAGGGCATCGTGTTCGAGCACAAGCCGATCGTGCGCGGCGACACCAACTGGAACAACCAAGTCCTGCGCGTGGTGTCGTCCGTGGTCGGCATGATGAGCGAGGAAGCCTGCACCTCGCCCGAGGGGATCTACGCGCTCCTGCACTCGTCGATCGAGCAGCTCCAGGACCGCGAGATGCGCGGCGCGAACGAGACCGACTGGTACGCGACGACCTGGGACATGATCTGCCGTATCTGGGCGAAGGAGGACGCCAAGCTCGCAGAGCGCCGCGCCGAGCACGAGGCGCGGCAGGCTCAGGCCGACGTGCAGCGCGAGTCCCTGCTCGACCAGCTCCGCGCCGCGCGCCCCGCCGATGTGCCGACCGACGAGGAAGAGGCGAAGGTCTGGCAGATGCGCCGCATGATCGCGTCGAGCGGGTCGCAGCACTACGTCATGCGCCCGAACGGCGACTACAACATCCACCCCTGCCCCGACTCGCTGCTGATCCCGATGATCCGCCGCCTGGGCATGGAGGACATCATCCCCGTCACCGAGATCGTCGGCAAGTCGTTGAAGATGCGCAGCACGCGCGACCTGCTCGCGGACCACGCCATGCCGATCGTGGACATCGAGGCGAGCGCGCTCGCCGAGGTGGCGTACATCGACGGCGAGCCGGGCTACGACAAGCTGCACATCCCGGTCCACCGTCTGAATCCGAAGCTGGAGGCGCGCTACGACGCCCGCGTGGACGAGTGGCTCGAAGCCCTGGGCGGCGAGCAGGCAGACCGACTCAAGGAGTGGCTTGCGCACGCGCTCGACGTGAAGCGCGCGATCTGCGCTCTGAATCTCTACGGTGCGCCGGGCACCGGCAAGGGCATGCTCGCCGCCGGACTCGCGGAGTGCTTCGAGTCCATGCGCCCGAACGACCACAAGGCTCTCGGCCAGTGGAACGGCGGGCTCCTGGAGAACCCTGTAGTCAACTGTGACGAGGGCGTGCCGAACATCTCCAGCAGCGAGAGCCTGTCGCTCGACCAAGCCTTCCGCTCGCTCGTGACCGGCGGCAATGTCACCATCCGCAAGATGCGGACGGACCCGTTCAGCGCCCGGATCTACCCGCGCATCCTGTTCACCTCGAATGACCGCGACATCATCCGCTCGATCGTGGGCAACCGCGACCTGACCGACGACGACACCGAAGCGGTCGAGATGCGCCTGCTCTCGATCGAGGTGAGCGACGCCGCGAAACGCCTGCTGACCGGCAAGGGGAACTTCGCCTACACGCGGGGCTGGATCGCTGGCGACTGTCCGAGCAAGCTCGTGCTCGCCAACCACATCAAGCACCTATACGACACGCGCGAGGAGTCGCAGACCGGCTCGGGCCGCCTGCTCGTCGAGGGCGACATCAGCACGCGCCTCGTGAAGGACCTGCGCCTGACGACGCGCGGCGCGGAGACTGTGCTGCGGTGCATCGTCAAGCTGATCTCGCAGGCGCACGGAGGCGGCAACGCCGACGCCATCGCCATCGACAACGGCGGCGTGTTCGTCACGGCGGCGGGCGTCCAGGCGTTCGCCGAGGCGAACCTCATGGTGCAGGGCGGCATCACGCTCAAGGCGGCGGGCGCGCAGCTCCGTCGCTTCGCCCACGAGCCCGAGGAGCAGAGCGGCAAGGTCAAGAAACAGACCATCGACGGCAAGCGCGGTCGGTGGTTCGAGCTGGACTTGGAGGTCGTGTACGAGCAGGCCCTCATCTACGGCATGAACGCCGACCAAGTGCGTAGGCTTCTCTGCGAGCAACGAGGCGGCGAACAGCGCGCCGAAGCGATCGAGGCGGCAGTCCGATGAGCTGCATTCAGACAGGAAAGTCGAGAGATCGTCAAGGCTACGGCAGGGTGTGGATCGACGGGCGGGAGAGCAAAGCCCATCGTGTCGCCTATGCCAAGGCACACGGGCTGCATATTCGCGATCTGGACGGCATGGTCGTGATGCACTCGTGCGACAACCCTTCATGCGTCAATCCAGAGCACCTGTTCCTCGGCACGCAGGTAGAGAATCTCACGGACATGACGAACAAGGGGCGTCGGGCCGTTGGCAGCAAGCACGGACGTTCCAAGTTTACCGACGCTGACATTCAGCAGATCAAAGAACTACGCCGAAAAGGCTTGACTCAGCGAAGCATAGCCAGCATGCTAGGATCGTCACAGTCTCACGTTAGCCGCGTCTTGGCAGGAAAACTTCGAGCATGAGCAACTACATTTCGGCAAGTCAGATCGACACCTACGAAGACTGTAATAGGTTTTGGTACTTCACCAGACTTATGCGGCTGGAGGAGCCTCCCGCGACGCACTTCACGTTCGGCACCGTGCTGCACGCCGTGAACGAGCGCTACCTCTCGGCGACCGAGAACCAGCGTGTGCCCGGCCCGGCAGGCACCATCGTCGCGGATGGCCCGCTCAAGGGGCAGATCGGCGGCCAGCCGGTGAACCTCTACCCCGAGGGCTGGATGACCGCGACCGAGCGCGACGGCTCGATGGCGACGATCACCAAGCCCGAGGCCAAGCTGATCCGCCAGCTCGTGCAGCAGGCGATCGAGAACGGCGTGCTCCGCTGGCGCGAGGGCTCGCAGGTCGAGCGCAAGATCCTGGCGAAGGTGATCGAGGGCGTCCAGCTCATCGGCTTCATCGACGTGTTCAAGCCGCACAACGAGGTGCAGCCGCTTCCGCTGATCGAGGACCACAAGAGCTACGGCAAGGGCAGCCTGCGCTACCTCAAGCGAGCGGAGCGGAGTAGCCCGAACTACCTGGGCGACAATCAGCAGCTCAAGACGTACGCCTGGGCGATCTCGATGCTCGACGGCTGGGAGGGCGACGTGACCGTGCGCCACAACCAGTTCCCGAAGTTCCCCGATCGCGAGGTCACGGCGGTCGAGACCGTCATCACGCGCGAGGAGATCGTCGAGCACGGCGAGTACCTGCGCGACGTTGCGACGCGCATGGAGCGCACGCGCAAGATCAAGAAGTGGGACGATGTTCCCGGACCCAAGGACACCGGGAAGTGTGCGCGGTGGTATGGTAAACCGTGCCCCTTCTCGGACATCTGTGGTCGGGTGGAGACACCCGACGCTTACCAAGCGAGGCTCGAACGCCTCAAGGCGGGGAGCCCTGCTGCCCGACTCAACCTACCGCTGGCGAAACCCAAGAGACGAAAGACCAAGGAGAACAACACCGTGAGCATCTTCGATCGAGCCAACAAGCAGAAGGCCGCGCGCGCCGAGCGCGCGGGGAAGGCGGGCAGCGCGCAAGCGAAGGCCGCCGTGGCCCAGGCCGAGGCCCCGCCCGTCAACGGCGGGAAGCCCGAGCCGACCGTGACCGTGACCGGGGGCGCGCCGTGGGCGAACCCGAACTGCAAGGCGTGTAAGGGGCGCGGCCTGACGAGCCGCCACACCGCGTGCCCCATCTGCGACAACACGGCCAAGAAGGCGGGTCGCCCGACCTCCATGGCCTACATCCTGGAGACCACCGACGAGGGGCTCGGCATCGCCGTCGCCCGCGAGGAGAGCATCGAGGACCTGGAGGCCGCCGGGCTGCCCCTGGAGTGGGACGAGTCCGAGGCCGCCCAGGAGGCTCCCCAGGAGCCGCAGGAGGAGCCCGAGCCCGAGACGGCTCCCGAGCCGGACCCGGAGCCCGAGCCGCAGCAGCAGGCCGCCCCGGCGGCGTCCAAGGGCAAGGAGCGTCTGGCCGCTGCCCGGACCCGGAAGCCCTCGGCCAAGGACCGGGAGGCCGCCCAGGCGCTCCAGGCGCTCCAGGCGCTCCAGGACGCCCAGGACGAGGCCGGGGACGACGATGCCCCGGAGCCGCAGCAGCCGACCAAGGGCCGTGGGCGGCCCTCGGTGGGGCTCACCATCCTGATCGGCGCGACCTACCTGCGCGGGCTGCCCAAGAACCGCACCGTCGTCACCTCGTCCGAGGTCATCGCGCGCTTCGGCGCGGAGCTGGCGGCGGACATGGGGGCCGACTCCTTCTGGGAGCTGGACCCGTTCAAGCGCCGCGAGCGGCTCGCCCAGAAGGCGGACTACATCGCGTCGTCGCTCGCCAAGCACGTCCTCATCCACCCGGGCATCCTGGGCAACGACGACGAGGGCAAGCTCGTGCAGGCGCTCATGGGACTGAGCGAAGGCATCGACCTCGTGATCGGGAGGATCTCCTGATGGACTTCCCCAAGGCGCAGCGCGAAGCGCACGAGATGGCTCGTGAGAAGGGCTTCTACGACGACGATGAGATCGTAATGCGCGAGGCGAGCCTGACCACGGAGGAGCGCACGGCGCTGCGCCGTCGTCTGATCCTGGCTCGCCTCGCCATGATCGCGTCGGAGGTCGGTGAGGCGGTGGACGCAGTGCGTCAGAGCGACGTGAACGTGCCTGCCTTCTCGGTCTGGGTCGGCGGGGAACACGCTGGTCCCGGCCCTGCGCGCGAGCTGACCGGCACCGAGCACGGCTCGGAGCTGGCAGACATCGTGATCCGCACCATGGACCTCGCCGAGTACATGGGCATCAACCTCGCCGAGGAGATCGAGGCGAAGATGGTCAGGAACTCCCGGCGCCCGCAGAAGCATGGCAAGCTGGCCTGATCTCTCGTGGATCCCTTCCACAAAGCCCGAGGCAAGCGCCGCGACACCGCTGACTCACTGGAGATCCAGCGTATCGTGAACTTGCCCCTCGTCTACCCCGTCGATGACGAGGTGATCGAGGCGTTCTGCTCCGACGAGGTGCAGGGCCGGTACTTCGAGGAAGGGTTCCGGCTGTTCGGCACGCAGGTAGGTGCGGTGCTCGCGTACGACCTCTACGGCGGGGGCTTCTTCCCCATCGGGGTCGGCTGGGGCAAGACGCTCATCTCGCTGATGATCGCGAACCGCGCCTACCTGCGGGGCGACTCCGAGCGCTCGATGCTCGTGGTCCCGCCGCAGGTCTACGACCAGCTCACGCGCACGGACATCCCGCAGGCGCGCAAGTGGGTCGGACTCACGGTGCCGTTCCACTACCTCGGCGGGCGCAGCCTCAACGACCGGCGGCGCATGGCGGCGTCGGGCAAGAGGGGCTGCTACATTCTGCCGTACTCGCTGCTCTCTACGCGCGACTCCGAAGCGCTGCTGGGCGGCGACATGGAGCACCCGCCGCCGAACAAGCGCGGCATCTCGGGTATCCGCCCGGACCTCCTGATCCTGGACGAGGCGCACAACGTGAAGAATGCGAAGGCCGCGCGCACGCAGCGCCTTCGCCGCTACCTCGCAGCGCACCAGCCCGCCGTGGTGGCGCTGTCCGGCACGATCACGAGCAAGTCGATCAACGACTACCACCACCTCATCTCGGCGGCGCTCAAGCACCTGTGCCCGCTGCCGCAGAGCGAAACGCTGGCGACCAACTGGTCCTACGTCCTCGACCCGGAGAAGCCGGGCGCGGACTTCGGGAACCGGGGCGGGAGCCACGGGAAGACCGGGCCGCTCACCCCGCTCGTGGACTGGGCGCGGAAGCACTTCCCCGACGAGGACATCCCGAGCGGCGTCCCTGGGTTCAGGAAGGCGTACAGGCTGAGGCTCACGTCTACCCCCGGGGTCGTCGCGACGGGTGACGCCGAGATCGGCGTGTCGCTCACGATCTGCAACGACCCGGTGCCGAAGCACAAGCAGCACCAGGACTGGCCTCTCCTCGAAGAACTGATGAAGCAGGTCGAGGACGAGTGGATCACGCCGAGCGGCGACGAGATCGAGGAGGGCATGCACAAGTGGCGCTACCTCAACGAGCTGTCGTCTGGCTTCTACTACCGCCTGCGCTGGCCGCACATCGAGGAGCTGACGCGCAGGGGCTTGAGCGAGGACGAGGCAGTCGTGTACCTGGAGCAGGCGATGGCGCACCACGAGGCGCGCCAGGAGTTCGCCCGCAAGCTGCGCCGCTGGATCGAGCACAAGGGGCGGCCCGGCATGGACACGCCCCTGCTGGTCACGAGCAACATGGCGCAGCATCAGGCGTGCGACGTGGGCGGCGAGCTGTTCGGCCTGTGGCGAGCGATGAAGGACCTGGAGTTCGAGGGGATGCCCGAGCGCATCTCCGAGCCCGTGCGCATCTGCGACTACAAGGTGCGCCATGCTGTCGCCTGGGCGTCGAAGCTGAACCACCGCAAGACGGGCGTGAACGGCGGCGTGATCTGGTTCCACCACAAGGAGATCGGCGTGTGGGTCACGGAGCTGCTGCGCGAGGCCGGACTGCCTGCGGTCTACTGCCCGAGCGAGTCAGTCAAGAAGGGCTCGAACGCGCTGATCCTCGACCCCTCGAACGCCGACAAGATCGTGGTGGCCTCGATGGGCGGGCACGGCACGGGAAAAAACCTCCAGCACTTCTCGGAGCAGTTCTTCTTGCAGTTCCCCCGGCAGGCCGATACCCTGGAGCAGGTCCTCGGGCGCACGCACCGCAACGGCCAGGACGCCGACGAGCTGCTGCCCGTGACCTGCCACACGACGGACTTCGACCACCAGAACTTGTGGGCCTGCCTTATTGACAGTCTCTACATCCACCAGACCACGGGCTCCCGGCAGAAGGCGATCTACGCTTCGTACGATCCCATGCCCCGCCGGTTCCCGACCGATTTCCTGCGCGAGAGGGGGTTCACGGACGTGGCCCAGCTCGACAGGGAGGCGAAGGCCCGACTCGCAGAAAAGTTCGGGGAAGCTTCTTGACCCCTCCCGAGTACGGGAGTATGATGCTCCTGTTGGGCCGATGTGGCCCGGCAAGCATCCGAACCAGAACCCAGACAAGGACAACAACAATGGGCGCATTCAGTGGCCTCCGCGACGCAGCTCGCGGCTTCTCCTCCAACCCTCTCCGTCCCGGGCGCTACGTCGCCCGCATCGACTCCTGCGACTCCTTCGAGGCCGAGCAGAAGGGTCTGATGTGGAAGAACACCCTGACCATCCTGGCCGTCGAGGACGGGGGCGAGCAGCCGCACAAGGTCGGCGAGCAGGTCCACGTCTTCTTCAAGAAGGGCCAGTACCCGAAGGTGTTCCTCCAGAACATCAAGTCGTTCATGGCGGGCGTGCTCGACGTGGCCGACGAGGAGATCGGCGAGGAGGAGGCCGAGGCGGCGCTGTCCGACGACAGCCCGATGGTCGGTCTCGTGACCGTGGTGACGGGCCGCCATCAGGCGAGCAAGTCGAGCCGCGACGACAACGGGAACCCGTTCAAGTACACGGTGTACTCGTGGAGCCCGTCCCTGACCGACGAGGAGATCGTCGAGGCCATCGGGCAGGAGGGCGTCGAGCGCTTCTTCCCGAACGGCCTGTAGGGAGCACGGCCAGAGCAGGGGCCGACTAAATGAAGCTGTCGAGCGGGTGCGAGGCCCGCACTTTCAGAATACACCATGAGCACCTCGACCGAAACGAAACCGCAGCTCGGCATGCCGAGCGACCAGTGGCCTCCTCTCGCGCACATCGAGCGCAAGAGCGACGGGCCGCTCAAGGAGGGCAAGCTGGCCCTCTGTGGTGCGAAGCTCATGGGCATTCCGCTGGACAACGCGAGCGCGATCTGCGAGAAGTGCATCGAGATTGCGCGCAAGGAACTGAGCCGATGACCACCAAGACCTTCAAGCCCATGCTCGCGGGCAAAGCGCCCGCCGACCTGACGCAGCTCCGCTACCCGGTGCTCGCGTCGCCCAAGCTCGACGGAATCCGCTGCACCATCATCGACGGCGTGGCGACCGCGCGCTCGCTCAAGCCAATCCCGAACAACTACGTCCGCGAGATGCTCCAGGGCATCCCGAACGGCGTGGATGGCGAGCTGATGGTCAAGGGCGGCTTCAATGCCTGCCAGTCTCTCTTCATGTCGCACGACAAGGTGGAGCCGAACTTCTGGTTCTTCGCGTTCGACTGGGTAAGAAGCCAAACGCCTGAGCAGTCGCCCTTCCAAAACCGATTGGCCTGGTTGATCTGTTGGAGCGAGAACAACGGCCACAACAACCTCCACGTCGTCGAGCACGTCCTCATCTCCAACGCCGACGATCTCGCGGTCTACGAGGCCCAATGCCTCGCCGAGGGCTTCGAGGGCGTCATGGTGCGCGACCCGCAGGGGCCGTACAAGTTCGGGCGCTCGACCACGCGCGAGGGCTTCCTGCTCAAGATCAAGCAGTTCGCAGACGAGGAGATGGTCGTCACCGGCCTCGTCGAGATGATGCACAACGTCAACGCGCTGGAGACGAACGAGCTGGGGCTCGCGAAGCGCAGTACGTCGAAGGAGGGGATGCGGCCCGCCGGGGTCATGGGAGTGCTCGTGGGGCAGACCGAGGACGGCGCGACCGTCGAACTCGGGACGGGCTTCACCGCCGAGGAGCGGCAGGTCATGTGGCACCTGCGGGAGACGCTGATCGGCAAGCTGGTGAAGTTCAAGCACCTCCCTGACCCCGGCGGGAGGCAGCCGGGCCAGCGCCCGCGACATCCCGTGTACCTCGGTTTCCGCGACCCGATCGACCTCTGATCCCATGCAAGCCTTCTACGATTTTGCTGGCGCACACCCGATCGTCACGGTACTCTTGGCCGTGGTGGTCGCGGGCATGCCCGTCCAGATCATCCGCGAACTGCGCAGGCCCCGAGACAAGTACACGCCGAGATGAACCACTTCACCAAACACAGCATCTACGACATGAACTTGCAAGAACTGAGGGAAGCCTTGCGTTGGTTGCAGGACAACATCCAGCACGCCAAGCCAGACAGCGAAGCTGAGTGGGACATCATCCGCTACAACGCTGATGTCTGCGCTCGGATCGAGCAACTCGAGAAACTGGAGCGCAAGTAACCATGGACCTCCTCTTCTTTGACAGTGAGACGCACCGCATCGGCGCGGGCTCGATCGCGCCGCCCATGGTGTGCGGCATCTTCACCGTCCTGAACGACGAGGGCGACGGCTACGAGACGCGCGTGTTGGGCAACCATCCCGATGACGGCCTGGAGACCATGTTGGAGTGGATGCTCACCGACGACGAGGTGAAGGTCGTCACGCAGCGCGGCGGGTTCGACTACGCGGTGATCTGCAACACGTTCCCGCGCCTGATCCCGCTCGTGTACGCCAAGCTTATCGCAGGGCTCGCCACGGACACCATGTGGCGCGAGAAGCTGCTCAACCTCTCGACCACGGGGCGGCTCGACAACATGGTCCTGCCGGACGGCTCCTCCAAGCGCATCAGCTACTCGATGGAGGCGATGGCGGGCCAGTACCTCGGGCTCGACCTGAGCGAGGACAAGGGCAACACCGAGGAGAGCTGGCGCGCGAACTACGGCACGCTCGACGGCTGGCGCGCCGCCGACTACCCCGAGGACGCTTACCGCTACGCGAAGGACGACGGCGAGCACACCGCCGACATCTACTTCGCGCAGGAGGAGCGGATGCGGAACTTCGCGTTCGCGTCCGTCGAGACCGAGGAGTTCCAGATCGTCAAGGACTTCGTGCTCTACATGATGAGCGCGTGGGGCATGGAGACCGACCCCGAGGCCACAGAGGCGATGTCCGCCAAGGTGGACGAGGTGATGGAGCAGACCAAGGACCTGCTCGAAGAGGCTGGCATCCTGCGCGGCGAGGGGCGCTTCGGCCCGCCGTACACGAAGGACATGGACCGGGCGCTCGACCTGATCCACCAGGAGTACGGTGCGGACTTCTACAACGCCTGGGACGAGCAAGGCGACGATTGGACCGAGGTGGGCCAGTTCCTCGCCGACAACGGCGTGAAGATGAAGAAGCCGAAGGGCAAGGTCGGCTCGATGAACCAAGCCGCGCTCCAGGCGCACCTCGCAGCGCTGTACAAGCGCCTCGGCGAGATCCCGCCGATGACGGACGGCGGCGAGAAGTCGGAGCCGCAGATCAAGTGCGACGCCGAGGTGCAGGAGTACCTTGCGCTCAAGGATCCGGTGATGGAGCAGTACCACCAGCGCATGTCGCTCGGGAAGCTCAAGAGCCAGATGATCCCTGTGCTCCAGAGCGGTCCCGTCGTCTACCCGAGCTACGATGCGATCAAGGAGACGGGTCGCACGTCGAGCTACGATGGCGGCAAGCGCAAAGAGAACGGCCAGGAGATCAGGCTCTATCCGAGCGTCAACATCCAGCAGATCCCGAACGAGATCAAGGGCCTCGACCCGCGCCGCTGCTTCCGCCCTCGCGCGGGCACGGTGTTCTTCGACGTGGACTTCACCGGCCTGGAACTGGCGTGCGTCGGCCATGTCACGGGCGAGCTGTTCGGCGAGTCGGTCCACCGCGACCTGTACAACGCGGGCGTGGACTTGCACGGCTACCTGGGCGCGCAGCTCGCGCTCAAGTCCAACCCGCGAGCCACCAAGGAGAAGCCGTGGCTCCCGACCCTGGCGCGCGACTTCCAGACCGCCGTGCGCGAGGAGGGGATCATCAGCGCGCCGATGGGCGTGTACGAGGCGTTCAAGCTGCTCAAGTCGCACGAGGACAAGGACGTGCAGGAGTTCTTCGGACACTTCCGCTCGTTCGCGAAGCCGGTTGGCCTCGGGTTCCCGGGCGGTCTCGGCCCGGCTACGATGGTGGAGTTCGCGCGCAAGACCTACAAGGTCGAGATGACTGAGGAAGAGGCGTTCGAGTACCGCGAGTTCTGGCGCGCGACGTACCCCGAGATGCCGATGTTCTTCGACTGGATCAGCGGGCAGACCGACCCGTACAACGGATCCAGCGACGGCAGCCTCTACCAGTACACGACGCCCATGGGGCTCGTGCGGCGCGGCGCGTCGTTCTGCGCTGCCGCCAACGGCATGTGCATGCAGTCGCCCGGTGCCGAGGCCGCCATGATGGGCGCAATCCTCGTGAGCCGCGCCTGCTACGACCCGACGCAGGGTTCGATCCTGTACGGGTGCCGACCGATCGCGTTCGTCCATGACCAGCTCATCGGCGAGACGACGAAGGACAGCTCACTGTGGGCTGCCCAATGTGAGGAGGTCGCACGACTCATGCGTGAGGGCGCGGAGATGGTGCTCACCTCGATCAAGATGCGAACCGACGAAGCGCTCCTAACCTCCGTGTGGACGAAGGCTGCCAAGCCGGTGCGTGACCCCGAAACCAACCAACTTCAAGTCTGGAGACCAGCAGCATGAGCCCGGGAATCTCAGAGTTCGCGCACCTCGAAGAGGAAGGCGCGCAGCGCACCAAGGACACCAACCCCAAGGACGCCATCGGGGGCAACAAGCCGAGCTACTCGGCGGTGCCCGTCCCCGTCCTGTACGAGCTGGGCGCTGCGCTGTCCGAGGGCGCGCGCAAGTACGGCGGCTACAACTGGCGCGTCGCAGGCGTGCGCGCGAGCGTCTACATCAACGCCACGCGCCGCCACCTCGACTCGTGGTGGGAGGGCGAGGACATCGACCCCGACTCCGGGTTGTCCCACATCACCAAGGCAATCGCATCGCTGACCGTGCTGCGCGACGCCATGATCCAGGGCATGCTCGTCAACGATGACCGCCCGCCACGCGCCGCCGAGTTCATGTCCGCCATGCAGGCGCGGATGGACGAGCTGGCCGAGCGCTACCCGCGCCCGCGCCCGCCGTACACCGAGCGCGAGGTCGCGCACATCCGCAACATGCCGGTCTCGATCGGCGCGGGGCAGGTGCTCGGCTACGACGTGGAGGTCATGCTGCCCGCGCCCGACGCCCCGGTCGGCTTCGTGTGGATGCGGCAGGGCTCGCGCCGCACGAACCTCGACCTCGCGCTGACGATCGCTCAGGCGCTCCGCGAGGGCGGCTACGGCGAGCGCGTCATCCGCGTCATGGAGGCGGCCCACCGCGTCGAGGTGATGGCGGACCAGACCGAGTACGTCAACGGCGAGCTGCGCCGCCCTGTCGCCATGGTGTTCCCGGGCGACCCGAGCTTGACGGGGATGACCGAGGAGGAGGCGCAGGCCGACGCCGAGGCCGAGGAGGAGAGCCGGGCGCGGGCCGAGGCGCTGGCCGCGCCCGAGATGGAAATGGACCTGTTCCCGACCGAGCCCATCGCGCCGCTCGACCCGTTCGACCTGCCCGGGGAGGGGCGCTGACCATGGCAATCATCCTCCGTATCCCCGACCTCGGGCCGGACTCCCTGGTGCAGGCCGAGCGCGCCGTCCTGGTGCGCGCCCTGCGGCAGGCGGGCGGCCACGCCGAGACCGCTGCCGAGATCCTGGGCATCGGCGCGAGCACCATGTACCGCAAGGTCGTCGAGCACGGCATCTCCGAAGAGGAGCGCTACTGATCCGGGATTCCGCTTGACCGGCACCCGGACCCAGGATATGATGCCCTGACCTGGAGGCACAGAGTTCGACACGGGGGAAGGCAGCACACACTGGCATCCTGCGCCCCCAAGAACTTCTCCTGGCTCCAGCATCCTGACCATGAGCACGCACAAGTACACCATCGGCATCGACCCGGATACCAAGGACCTGTCCATCGCCCTGTGGGGCGACGGGCCGGTCACGGCCATGGTCGTCCACGCCACCGGCAAGGGCGAGCAGTCGCAGGTGCTCATGGCCCGGCGGCTGTGGAAGGCCCGGCCGGAAGCCTGGCCCATGGGAGTGGGCGTCGTAGCCATCGAAGGGCAGCAGGTGGACGGCCGCCGCGCCCGGCCGCGCGACCTCTTCACACTGGCCCACACGACCGGCGCAGCAATAGCTTGGGCAGCCCAGTGGTACGGCGCTGCGCGCATCGTCGTCCCGACCCCGTTCGAGTGGAAGGGCAGCGTCGCGAAACACGCGATGCAAGCTCGACTGTACAAGGCGCTGGGATGGGGGTACACTATCGTCGGGTCGGGCAGCAACCGCTACGCCCGCCCCAACACACCACCCGCTGCCTTCAACCACATCTCGCGCGGCCAGTGGAAGCACGTCGGTGACGCGCTGCTGCTCGCCAAGTGGGGCTACGAAACCCGATGACCGACAAGAAGAAGAAGCCGTCCAAGCACGAAGCCCGAGGTGAGAAGCTCGCCGCCCTCGTCTCCGAGGCGAAGAACAAGCGGGCCGAGACGCGCCAGCTCCTCCGCGACCTGCGCGAGGACCCGACGCTCGCCGAGGACATCATGCACCTCCTCAAGGAGGACTTGGTGCGCGTGTCCGAGATCCCGCGCGAGATCCTCGGCCCGTCGTCGAGCCGCGACCGCTACCGCCAGCTCGGCCACTACAGTACGACGCTGGTGGACTTCTGCTTCGGCACCTGGGCCGAGTTCCAGCGCAAGGCGGGGCTCGCCGAGACGCTGGCGACGCGCACCGTCAAGCGCAACATCTCGAAGACCAGCCGGGCGCAGGACTTGGCCCGGTACGCGGACAAGCACGTCCTCCCGTGGGGCGACGCCTACCGCAAGTTGCGCATCGGCACCAAACCGATCACGCTGGTCATCGGCTCCGACTTCCACTCGCACTTCTGCAACCCGTTCGCGCTGCGCGTCTGGCACGACGTGATCCGCGACTTGAAGCCGGACGCGGTGCGCATCAACGGCGACCTCGTGGACTTCCCGCAGCTCTCGACGCACCGCCAGTTCCCGGGGCACTTCCCGATGACGGTGCAGGACGAGATCAACTGGGCCGTGGAGAAGGTGCTGCGCCCGACGCGCAAGAATGCCGGGCCGAAGTGCGACATCCGATTCCTCATCGGGAACCACGACGTACGCCTCGTGACTGCGCTCGCCGACAAGGGGCCGATGTTCGCGTCGCTCGACAGCCTCGGCTTCGCGGAGCTGTTCAAGCTCGACGAGCTGGAGATCGGTCTCGTGTGCCGCTCGAACTTCCTGCACCTCTCCGCGCGCCAGCGGCAGGTGGACATCGCGCAGAACTGGGAGACGCTGGTGGGGCGCGACGGCGAGATGCTCTGGACGACCGTTCACGGCTTCCTCACCGGCAAGGACGCGCCGCGCAAGCACATGGCCCGGTTTATGACCAACGGCACGAACGGCCACCTGCACGACCGGCAGATGGTCAGCGCGGGCTCGTTCTCGACCGGGGTGATCGACTGGTATCAGACGCCGTGCATGGCGCACCCCGAGGCCGTCGCCGCCGGATACATCCAGGGGCCGGTCGAGTTCACCGGCTGGAGCTGCGGCTTCCTGGTGGTCACGATCGACCCGAGCACCGGGCACGTCGATGGCGAGTTCGTGAAGGTGGGCCGCGATGTCGCGACCTTCCGGGGCAAGCGCTGGACGATCTGCCAGCACGAGCGCGACACGATCTCCGAGATGCTCACCATCTGATGAAGGTCGAGCAGCGCATCACCGTCGAGGGCACCAACGTGGTGCTGAGGCTCATCGAACACCCGAGCGGGCGAGAGCTTGCCCGGCGGGTCTGGGAGGGGGCGGGCAAGTACGTCCGCCCCACCTCTCCCAAAGGCACCATCACCATCGTCGCCCCTGCCCGTGAGGGGCTCGACATCAAGCCGAGCTGACCATGTGGCAAGACCTCGCGTTCGCGGCGGGCGGCTTCGTATTCACCGCCTGTCTGGTCCCGATCCTGATGGACCCTCGTGCGGGCGTGCCGCGCCGTAGCAGCATCGTCACGTCGGCGTTCCTGGGGCTGTACACCGTCGCCTACGCCTCCCTTGGGATGTACGCCGCTGCCGCCATGGAGGGCGTGATGACGCTGGCCTGGGCGGCGGTTGCCGTGTGGCGGCCCGTGCGCTCGCGCGTGAGCGAGACGGCGCTGGACGAGGTCGCCGTGGACATGGCGATCACGGAGGCCGAGTACGAGCTGGTGCTGCGCTACCGCGAGGCGCTGGGACGCTCCAGCCTGCCGGTGGTACAGGACGGGTGCGGCAGCTGCCCGAGCGCTCAGAAGTGATGCCTAGAAGCCGAAGCCAAGGTCGGCGATCCGCGTCTCGGACTTCGTGCTCGGGTCCTTGTCGATGGCGTCGAGCAGCTCGCGCTCGAAGGTTCGCAGCACCACATCGTCGGCCCGCTTGGCCGCGCCCTGTTCGAGCTGCGTGAAGAACGGGCGCGGGGCCGCAGGACCCACGGAGTCCACGACGTACATGAAGGGACGCCCGCCCCGCGCGGCGCGCTCGGCGTTGCGCCGCAGCCCCTCCTGGTACTGTTCGCGCGTGAGGCGCTGCACCTCCGACTCCCGCACGGGACGACCGTTGCGCAGGCGCGGGTCGTCGCGCGGGTCGTCGAAGAACACCAGCTTGCGCGCGTTGACGGGGCGCACCGGGCCGCGCCCGTCGTGGTAATAGACCGCCCAGTAGTGTGGGATGAAGAGGTCCGCGCGCTCCTCCGACTCGTTGATGATGAGCCGGATGGCGGCCCGCAGGGTGCGCGAGCCTATGGACTTGCGCACCCTGCGAAGCTCGCGCTCGCCGATCTCCTGGAGCACTCGGCGGACAACCTTCTTCGGGTCGAGCACTACGGCCTCGGCGCGGCGGAAGGACGCTGACCAGCAGCGGGACGGGTCTGCTTCGGATCGCCGGGCTTGCGGTCACGCGCGCCGCCCAGCAGGCCGTCGGCGGGGTTGCGGCCCGACCCGGCCATCGGCTCCCGCATGGACGCCATGGTGTTCTGAGCGCCCAGCGTCATGCCGTCGAGGATGGTGGCGAAGCCGTTGCCCGGCTGGACGAACTGCGGCACGCCGTTGTCATCCATGGGCTTCGCGTTCTTCGCCGTCCACAGATCGGCCCCGAGCGCCTTCGAGCCGCCGGTCGGCTGCGCGAACTTCACACCATCGTCGCCGAGGGTGGCCGCGAACATGCGGGAGAAGTTCTTCTGCGCCTGCCCGAGCTTGCGCATCTGGAAGGTCAACATCGCGTTCGGCCCCTCGTTCGCCGCGCCGATCTTGCCGGGCAGCGCGATGTTGGCGAGCTGCGGCGGCATGCCGTGGGCGGTGGCGATGCGCATGTCGAGCGTGCCGGACTTCTCGGCGAAGCCGCTTTTCCCAGCGTCCTCCATCGCCAGCTTCTCGATCTGCACCTTGGTCTCTTCGGGGTTGCCGGGGATGTGGACCGCGCCGCCCTTGTGCGAGTTGCCGATGCCCTGGCTCGCCTTGAACAGCGACTTGATCTTGTCCCAGCAGGAGCCGATGTTCTTGCCGAGCAGGAACAGCATGAACTCTGGGACGCCACGGTTGAAGTAGAAGTCGAACTCGTGCTGCGTCATACACTGGACCAGCTCGATTGACGGCACCGCGCTCATGTAGTCCGGGTAGCCGTAGTAGCGCGAGCGGTTCGACGCCTGCCGGATGTGGATGACCTCGCTGTTCGCGATCGCGCCACCGAGCGCACTCGCGCGGTCGCTCGGCTGGATCACGTCGTTCGCGGGCGTGTTGTCAATGCCCCCCAGCTCGGAGTCGCCGCCCTCGACAGCCCCTTCGTCGCTCTGGCCGAAGCGCTGGCGCAGGTCTTGAAGGTCGCCCCACTTGGCGAGCACGAGCGTCGCCGCGCCGTCCTCCTCGCCCTGCACGATGTAGTGGAACAGGTTGGCCGCGTCCTCTTCCTCGACCTCGACGTGGATCGCCGCCGACTCGATGTGGTAGAGGCCGGTGATCTCGTTGCGCGCGGGGCTGTCCCACACCACTTCGAGGAAGCACTCGCCGGTCTCGAAGTAGTCCTCGGCCAGCGCGTCGAGCGTGTCCTGCCACGAGAAGCGGCAGAGCGGGTCGAGCACGTCGTGGATCTCCTGCTCGCGGTGGCCGAGCCCCACGGTCGAGGACTTCTTGGCGTCGATGCAGATGGCGTGCGTGGCGTTGAAGTCGCGCAGGTCGCGCGCCGTGAGCTTGTCGATCAGGTGGGCCTTCTTGCCCACCGCGATGCCCTGGTTCGTCTGGCCGCGCTCGGCGTCGTCGGCGGCCAGCTTGGCCGCCTTCTTGAGCACGGTGAACAGCATCGAGCCATTCCCGTGGATGTCCGTGGGGTCGGGCCGCCCCGAGCGGATCACCTCGTAGTTCGTGTCGGTCATGGGTCCCTCGTCAGGGTGGTGCAGGTGAGCGCCCCAGCGTCCCGGGGATAGCTCTATCCCTGCCGGTAGAAAATCGCGATTTCTCCTTGACACAGCCCTCTGGGCGTGCTAAGGTGCCGTTGACTGCCAGATCGGCAGGCCACGCCTGCCAACTTGGCAGATGCACGAACGGTAGCACATCCTAGTGCCGTCTGCAAGCAGAATCCTGGTTTTGTTCGTCCACCGCCTCACCTCTGCCCCCGGCTCGACGCAGGCCGCGCACCGCACCCCGGTGCGCGGCCAGCTCGCCGTCTGCTAGGAGACCACCATGCGTCGCATCAAGCTCGCCGAGGTCAAGCGCCTCGCCCTCTGCAAGCGGGGGAAGAACGGCCTGACCACCCTCTACAAGTCGGACGGCACCGCCGAGTTCGCCACGCTCACGAAGGCGATCGACGCCGAGAAGGGCGAGCTGCTCACGGTCATCTGGCCGAAGGGCCTCGCCGATGCGGACGGTGACTTCGCCGACACCGAGACCGCGATCGACTCCATGATGGAGTCGCTGATCGCGAACGGCGGCAAGCTGGACATCGAGCACGAGGGCGACGTGCTCCCGCGCGGCGCGGTGGCGATCCAGGAGGTCTTCACCATCCAGAAGTCCGACGGGCGCTTCGCGGACTGGAAGGACTACGAGGGCAACGCGGTGGACGTGTCCGGTGGTGCCGCCGCCCGCATCAAGATCAACGACCCTGCTCTCCGCGCGGCCTATCGCGATGGTGACTGGGACGGTGTGAGTCTGTTCGGCCCCGCAGCCGTCGAACAAGTGGATATCGTGGCTGCGTCACAACGGGTTGCCGCTCGCATGGGCGGCGTTCAGGAGACTGAAATGACCAAAGAAGAACTCCAGGCCATCCTGGATGCCCAGAAGGCGAGCTTCACCGAGCTGGCGAAGTCGCTCAAGGAAGTCCTCACGGCCAAGTCCGAGAGCAACGAGAGTGGCGACAAGGGCAACGCGAACGCGAACGCCACCGCCGCCGCCACAGCCGAAGCCGAAGCCGAGCAGCGTCCGACGTTCACGGGTGACGTGAATGACCCGCAGGCGCTCGCCGACTACGAGAGCGCGCTGCGCGGCTTCGAGCTGCGCAAGGCCGTCGCGGAGGGCAAGCTGTCCGCCGACGACATCGCCGAGATGCGCAAGGCGATGGCCGAGACCGGCCCGTCGCTGGCCGACCTCAACGAGGCCGGGATCGAGGCCAAACCCGAGGATTCCAAGGAGGTCCGCGCGCTCCAGGTCCAACTGTTCAAGGCGCGCAAGCGCTCGAACGTGCCCGCCCGCACCCCGTCCGCGCAGGACGAGGTGGACGAGCTGGCGAAGGCCGCCAGCGACGAGGGCCTCGCGATCGCGAAGCTCGCGAACGAGTTGATGGGCAGCGCCCCCTCCAGCATGAAGGTCATCGGCTAGTCGCCGCCGAACCTCTTCTTCCGACACCAACAACCCGACCGACAAGGAGTAGCCAATCATGGCCCTCGAACCGAAAGAGCTGTTCGGCGATGCCGTCTCGCAGACCCCGAACCTTCGCGCCTTCCCCTATCAGGACGGCATCGTGCCGTCGCAACTGGAGACCCTCGGTGCCGCCGCCGACCTGCCCCACCTGACGCCGCTCGTGAACAACGGCGACGGCACCTGGGGCGTCTGGGCCGACGCCGACGCCAACACCGTGCAGGGCCTCCTGTGGGCTCCCGACGCGCCCCACGCCGGGTCCGACACCGGGGAGACGATGATCGTCGTCTTCAAGCGCGGCCTCGTCCACTACGACGACATCCCGCTGCCCGCCGGGCAGACGCAGGCGACGCTCGACACCGCGCTCGCCGACTCGTCCGTCCGTGACGCGGGCATCATCGTCCAGGGCCTCGCCGACGTGGCCTAGTCCGAGCTTCCGCTCAACAACCAACCGACGTAAAGGAGAATCGAAATGCCGACCTCTGCCGACGTTCTGAGCTGGAGCACGCTGACTCCCGCCGTGAACGAGATGAAGGCCCCCAACGCCTTCCTCAAGAACATGCTGTTCTCGCGGGCCGTGACCGTCCCGACGCGGAACATCGAACTCAGCTTCCTCGACCGTGGGCGTCAGATCGCCCCGTTCGTGGAGCGCAACGGCGCTGCCGTGATGACCACGGGGCGCGACGAATCGTTCCGCGTCATCACCCCGCCCCACATCCGCGTGAAGCGGCCCATGACCCCGAGCGAGCTGCTGAACAAGCGTCGCCCCGGGTCGGTCATCTTCCCTGGTGCGGGCGGCATCCAGTCGGCCATGCGCGAGTACATGGCGTCCGAGCTGTCGATGCTCATGGACGACATCACCAACTCCGAGGAGTATCTGTGCGCGCTCGCTCTGCGCGGTGCGATCAGCTACACCGCTGGTGAGGCTGCCTTCACCATCACGTTCCCGCGCGATGCGACCCACGACTACGCTCTAGGCGCGGGCGACCGCTGGAACGAGACCACGGCGAGCTTCCGCAAGGACTTCCTCGACGCGGCCCAGCTCGTCAACGACGCGGTGAGCCTGAACGTCACCGACGTGATCCTCGGCACCGACGCGGCGGACGCCTTCCTGGCGGACGCCCCGAGCGAGCTATCGAGCCTGCTCGACGTGCGGCGCATGGCTACGGGCACCGTGGACCTGACCCAGCAGATCGCCGAGAGCGGTGCGCTGTACCTGGGCACCTACGTCCACGGCATCCGCGTCTGGCGCTACGGTCGCACCGTGGACGTGGCCGGTTCCCCCGTGGACCTCATCCGTCCGAAGTACGCCGAGTTCGTCGCGCGTACCCCGGCGGCCCAGTTCGTCACCTATTACGGTGCGATCGAGGACATGAAGGCGATCGGCGCGGGCAAGGTGCTCCAGTCGAAGCGCTTCTCGAAGTCCTGGGAAGAGGAGGACCCGAGCGCCCGCATGCTCCTGGTCGAGTCCAATCCGATGCCGGTGCCGCGTCGCTCGAACGCGACCGTCTCGATCCAGGTCCTCGCCTAGTCCTGACGGACGACAACGACATCGGGGCCGGGCTGCTCGGCTGGCCCGGCCCCGATTCACCTTCCTAGCCGAATCCGAACACACTTCGGCCAATGTGCCGAATCGCCAAGGAGGCAACCGTGAGCGAACAGAACGAAGCGTACCGAGTCGTCCGAGGGTCCATCCGTCTGCCGCGTGGCAAGTCCACCGGGTTCGTCATGTCGCGCCGCGACATGGTGATGCAGGGCGAACTGCTGCCGCCGGGGATCTTCCCCGCCGCCGACATCCAGAGCTGGCTCTCCGAGGGGCGCATCGCCCCCGCCGGGGTCTCGGTCGAAGACGCGCAGGCCGCCGTCGAGGCGCGCGCCGCCAACCCGTTCCGCGTGGACCCGAGCACCCTGGTCGGCAAGACCATGGAGGATCTGCTCATCATGGTCCTGGAGATCGACCCGGAGTACGACGCGGACCAGCTCGAAGACGAGCAGGCCGCCGTGCGGCTCCTGACGAGCGGCTGGGAGCCCAGCATGCGTCAGGTGGTCGCGCCGGTCAACGATCGCTCGCGCCCGGTGGCGCTCGCCCTGGACAAGCTGGAGCAGAGCGCCAGCGGGTCCGCCCTCAAGACCGGCACCCGTGACCTGTCCGCCGAGGCCGCTGCGAACCTCGAAGCGGCCAAGGTCCGTGCCCAAGCCCCCAGCACCGAGGAGTAGTCCATCATGGCCGCACCCCTGTTCGTAGCCGACGAAGCGACGCTCCTGGAGCGCTTGCGTCTGTCTGCCGTGCCCGCCTCCGCGCTGGACACGCAGGCGATCATCGACGAGGCGACCCTCCGGGCGCGGCTGCGCTTCTACCGCGCGCTGGGGACGGCCCGGACGAACGTGCTCGTGGCCCTCCCGTTCACGGAGGTGCCCACGACCGACGACGAGGTGCTCCGCGCCCTCGCGACCACCACGGAGGTGCAGATCGTTCGCTGCGAACTTCTGCGCCTCCTCCCGAACACGTTCATGGACGCCAGCGGCGACGTGAACGCCCGATGGAACGAGGAAGCGCCCGTCCGCGAGCGATCCTCGATGGAGCTGGACGAGGAGCTGCGCCGCTGCGAGCTGGAGATCACCGCCGCGCTGGAGGAGCTGGCCGACTCCAGCGGCGTCTCCTGCGACGACGTGCAGATCTGGGATGGCACACCGGACTGCCAGACCTCGTTCCCGACCAACACGCCTCGCGTGGGCATGAGCCTTAAGGGCTCGGGCGGCGTGAATCCACCCGCCGAAGACTAGACCATGGGCTACAAGACCGCCATCCAAGCCGCCGTCGAAGCGCGTGCCTACGCGGGCACGTTCCCGGAGGCGGTGTACTCGGTCGCTCGCCCGAGCATCCTCTCCGAGGGTGCGGCGCAGTCGGTCAAGTCCGCCGAGGCCAACGAGATCCGTGGCGTGTTTGGGGTGGACCCCGAGTACGGTCGCGAGTTTCGCCAGGAGCGCCAGGGATGGGCGTGGCTCCTGGTGCTCCGCTTCGACACCGAAGTGGTGCTGGAGCACTTCGAGATCGACCTCATGCGCTCGCCCATCACCATCCCGCAGGACCTCGGCGACGGCAGGGACCAATCGGTCATGCTACTGCTCGAAGAGGTCCAGTACGAACACCCGCCGCGTGGCGGGGCGTCGAACGGCACGGAAGCGACGTACAGATTCGTCGCCGAGCTGTGCCATCAGTAGCTACTGAAACCCTTCTTTCCGACAGGAGATAACCCATGCCCGGAATCAACTCCAGCGGCGCTCCCGACACCCGGGACTACACTCTCGGGCGCGGCATCGTGCGCCTCGCCAAGCTGACCGCCGCCGGTCTGCCCGACTCGGACGGCTTCCGAGACCTCGGCAACGCGCCCGAGTTCACCATCACCGTGTCCGCCGAAGACGTGAAGCACCAGTCGAGCCGCTCGCAGCTCAAGTTCACGGACAAGCGCTGCACCATCTCGCAAGAGGTCGGACTCTCATTCGGCCTGGACGAGATCAACTTCGACAACCTCGCGGACTTCTTCTCGGGCTCGACCGAAGTGTACAACAACCCTCATGACACCACCTGGGTCAACGCCGAAGACGCCATCATCAGCTCCTCGGTCAAGCTCGGCGCGTGGTATCAGCTCAAGAGCGACACGGGCGAGCGCGTGTACGATCTCGGCGCTGCGGGCGTCACCTACGTCGTCGAAGAGGACCCGGCCTCGGCTGCGGTCGCTCTCGCCGAGGGCGTGGACTTCGAGATCGATGCCGAGATGGGCCTGATCCGCTTCCTGCCGACCTCCGTGCTCATCGCGGACGGCGACGTGGCGGGCTGGAACATCACGGCGGGTGCCACCGTCGCGCAGGACCTCGATCAGGTCAACGCGCTGACCGAGGCCGCCGTGAGCGGCGCGCTGCTGTTCGTCCAGACGAACGCCTGCGACGATGGAAACAAGTCCGAGTACCTGTTCCACAAGGTCTCACTGTCCTCGGACGGCGACCTTCCGCTGATCGGCGACGAGTTCGAGAAGATGACCTTCAAGGGCGTCGCGGAGGTCAACTCGGCGGTCAGCGGCACGTCGCAGGTGCTCACCGTCCGCACCTACGACCAGCAGACGTAGTCCTGATCTCGTGAGGCTTCACGGTCCCGGGCTCGCAAGGCCCGGGGCCACTCCCAATACCCGTCACAAAGGCAGATGACACCATGAGTCGGTTCAAGAAGTTCACGTTCCGCGACAAGCGGAGCATCAAGCATCAGGTCAACGGCCAGGAGTTCCGGTTCTACCCGAACCGCGTCGGTCTGCTGACCGAGGCCCGCGACCTCGCGGAGCCGGTGGCCCAGGCCATCAATACCTTGTTCACTGACCAGTCGAAGGACACGTCCTCGAACGTGAAGCGCCAGCACGAGGGCGACTTCTTCATGGAGGACATCGAGACGAAGGGCATCTCGATCGAGATGGCGAAGCACCGCCAGACCGAGCGCGCCAAGGCGATCTCGCAGATCCTCGGTACGCTCGCAGACGCCCGCTCGCTAATCCTCCTCGGCAAGCTGTTCATGGACAGCCTGCGCGACGAGTTCCCGTACAAACGGGAGCGCTCGGCCCAGGAGGTTGAAGAGTTCCTGTACGGGGACGACAGCGAGGACAGCGACTACGAAGGCCTCGACGCGCCCATGCTGGTGGAGATGTTCCAGGGCTGGATGAAGGCGAACGCGACGACCTTCGGTGACACGGGGGAGTCCCTGGTCGGGCTGGTCAAGGCCAAGATCGAGGGTCTCGTGGCCGACTCCGAGCAAACCTCGGCGAAGCCGGACCCGACCAGTGGCGAGCCCTCCAAGATGCTTTCGTCGCCGCAGTCGGTTTCGGATTCGACGCCGAGTACCTAGACCGTCTCGACCTCTTGCAGTTCAACGAGCTGATGACCTCCATCAACGAACACCGAGTCCGACAGCGTGTGGCCGCCATCTACGACATGGCGCACGGCGCGCAGGCTGACGGCAAGGCGATCAAGGAGTACGTCGGCACGCTGCTCAAGCAGGTCGGGATCCACCAAGAGGCCATGGGGTCGGCCAGCGACTTCAACAGAGAGATCGGGAGCATCTAGCCATGGTCGATCGTGGCGGACTGAACTACCCCATCAGGGTCCGAGATGAGTTCTCGAAGACGACGACGAAGTTCCGCGAGGAGATTCGCGCGTCGAAGAAGGAGTTCAGGGACTTCCAGAAGGCCGTCCAGGGCCAGAAGTCCAACGCCAAGGAGATCCGCGATCAGGCCAAGGCGACGATGGAGCTGGTGAAGGCCCAGCGCGAGCTGTCCGCTGCTACCAAGTCGGTCGTCAAGCCGATGACGGATGAGGAGCGGGCCGCTCGCGCGCAGGCCGAGGCCAACAAGAAGCTGGCGAGCGAGCTGGCGCTGTCCGCGAAAGCCCAGCGCGAGCGCGAGCGCGCCGCGATCGCTCTGCGCAACCAAGCCCAGCGCGACGCCAACGCCGAGGCCGCCCGCATCAAGCGCCTGGAGCGCGAGCGCATCGCGCAGGAGCGCGTGGCCGACTCGAAGAACGTCGAGCTGCAAGCCACGCGCCGCCTGAACGCCGAGCTGTTCCGCGAGGCCGTGGCGCGCAAGCAGATCGACCTGCTCAAGAAGCGCGCCCAGACCCAGTTCGCTGCTGGGAACCTCCTTGGCGGCACTGCCACACTACGACAAGCAAGGGACCTGGAGAAGTCGCTCCAGACCCAGGTGTCCTCGGCGCAGAAGCTCCTGTTCACGTTCCGCCGACTGGTGGGCGTGCTCGCGATCTTCACCCTCGCGCGCAAGGGCGTTCAACTGTTCCAGGAACTCGTCGCCCAGGGCGTCAAGTTCAACGACACGGTGGAGACCTCGACGCTTGGCATCGCGGGCCTCGTCACCTCGCTGGGCGACGTGCGCAATGCGCAGGGCCTCTCCGTGGACGCCACCGAGCAGCTCTCGCTGGCTCTCGGGATCGCCCGCGACCAGACCGCCAAGCTACGCCAGGACAGCCTCAAGACCGTCGCGACGTTCCAGCAGCTCCTCGAAACCTTCCAGGTCTCGGTCGGCCCCGGCCTCGCCGCCGGACTCAACCTCGACGAGATACGCCAGATCACCGTGGACATCTCCCAGGCGGCTGCCGCGCTGGGCGTCCCGCAGAACCAGCTCGCGGAGGAAGTCCGCTCGCTGCTGTCCGGCACGATCCAGGCGCGCACCACGCGTATTGCCACTGCGCTCGGGATCACGAACGAGGACATCCGCCGGCTCAAAGAGTCCGGCAAGCTGTTCGACGTGCTGAAGGAGAAGTTCTCAGGCTTCGCCGAGGCCTCGCGAAAGCAGGCGCGCGAGACCTTTACCGGCATCTCGACGCTTATCAAGGGCCTCGTTCAGGAGATCCTGGGCAACGCCGCCAAGCCTCTGTTCGACGAGCTGATCTCGCTCAGCAACGACCTGTTCGACAACTTCCTGTCGATCAAGGACGCCGCCGGAAACATCAAGCCGAGCCCCGACGTGGTGGCGGCGTTCCAGCAGGTCTTCGACGCCATCAAGCGCGTCGTCGAGTCCGTGCGCGAGCTGGGCTCAGGCGGAAGTGGCCTGACGGCGCTGGAGACCACGATGGCGGCCATCGCCATCTCGATCGACTTCATCCGTGGCGCGGCGGTGCAGCTCATCGCCGTGTTCCAGACGATCGGAGAGACCGTCAAGGGGATCGCTGAATTCTTCGGTCTGACGACGGACAACTCCGCCCAAGCGGCAGCGCTCGCGGGCAAGTGGCTCGTGAACATCCTGCTGATTAAGAAGGCGATCTCGTCGATCAACTTGAACATGCTGCGCATCGCCGTGCGCGCGGTGCCCCTGATCGTCGTCTTCCTGGCGATCGGCAAGGCCCTTGAGTTCATCCTGGAGAAAATCTTCGGGGTGGATCTCAACCTCCGAGACACGATCCAGCTCATCTCCCTCGGTCTGCTCGGTGCGTTCTACCAGGTGCAAGGCGCTGTCCAGCGAATCGCCCAGTCAATAACCAACTTCTTCGGTGGTGCGATCGACACGATCGTGTCCAAGGCCAAGAGCAGTGCTCTTAGGGCGCTTGGATTCGTCCAGTCTGAACTGCTGTTCAATGATGTTGTGGCACAAGCGTTCAAGGACCTGGCGTTCAAGGAGGAACAGGCTCTCAAGAAGTCTCAGGCAGCTCGCGAGGCTGCCAATAAAGTTGAACTGGCAGACATCAAAGCCCAGACCGAAGCAAAACTCAAGGCCGTGCAAGACGAGATCGCGGCCACGGTGGCCGCTCGTGCTGCTGAGAACGCGAAGGGTAAGGGCTTCCGCTCGGGCTTTGATCCGGCCAAGGCCGCGAAGGACGCCGCCGACGCGGCCAAGGCCTTCGTGTCCACGGCGCTCCGCTCGACCTCCGCCCTGGGCGAGGAGCTGGCGAAGGTCAACGACGAGATCATCAAGGCCGGGCAGGAGTTCGAGCAGGCTCGCCGCTCGACTGGTGCGGGCGGCGTAGCTGGTCAGGTCGAGAGCGCGTTCAACAAGGAGGAGATCGCCGCTGCGGAGCGCCTCCGCAAGATCCAGGGCGACCTGCTCAACGTCGATCGCGCGATCGAAAAGTTGCGGATTGCCAGCGGCGTGTCCGCTGAACGAGAGGCCGAAATCCAGGCGGCGCTGCTCACGCCGGTCGAAGATCGCAAAAAGGCCCTAGAGAAGCTCAACATCCTCGAAGGTGAAGGCGGGCTTGTGTCCGCCTTGCGAGATCAACAACTTCTCCAGGTCGCCATCGCGAACTCCGAGAAGCAGTCGCTCGAACTCGCTGGGCTCAAGGCCGCCACCATCGCGGCCAACACGCTCCCGCAGATCCGCGAGGAGGCGGCCCAGCTCCAAGCCGAGGTCGCCGCCGAGCGCGCGAAGACCGCTGCCATCCAGGCGCGGGCGGGCGACCGCCAGCTCGCCCTGGTGTCCGCCCAGCAGTCCCTCGCGCTCGCGCAGGCCGAGCTGGAGGCCAAGAAGAAGAAGGACGCGCTGGATATCCAGAGCCTAAAGACCGAGCGAAACAAGCTGACGATCGGAAGCGAGGAGCGGATTGTGTTCAACGCTGCCATCTCCGCTCTGCGCACGCGCCAAAGGCTTGAGGAGGAGATCCTGCAACTCCGCATCGAGCAGCTCGCCAAGGCGAAGGAAGAGGCCGAGCTGGTCGCCAATGGCAGCATCAACCAAGGATTCGAGCGAGGGCTCGACAATTTCGCGAACGACTTCTCCTCGAAGTTCCAGGCTGGAATCGAGATCGCGACCAACGCCTTGCAGGGCTTCGTGTCCTTCGCTTCGCAGGCCATCGTTGACGTGTTCGATCCGACCAAGGATTCGGCCACGATCAAGGAGAACTTCGCTAGACTGCTGCAACAGATCGCGCAGCTCATCCTCCAGAAGCTCATCGAACTCGCCATCGCCAAGGCTCTGATCGAGGCGGGCTTCGGCGGGGGCGGCGACGACGATGTGAAGAAGGCAAAGGAGATCGCAGCTACTCAGATCGGTGCCGCCGCAACTGTTGCAGGTATTCGACTTGCTAATGCCGTCGCCATCGCAGCGATCCGTGGGGTTGGAGGAGCTGGATTCTCCGAGGGAGGTCTTGTAGAAGGAACCGACCCTGGAGATCCTGTTGTCGGGGCATTCGCCAGGGGCGGCCGGGTGCCCGAGCACTGGACCCGCCAGGCTCAGGGCCTCGCGGGCGGCGGGATTCCCCGTCCGGGACACATCCCGGCCAGCGACACGGTGCCCGCGTGGCTCACCCCAGGTGAGTTCGTGCTGAAACGCTCTGCGGTAAAATCCCTCGGTTTGCCCTTGCTCCAAGCCATGAACGGGGGTAAGATGCCTGTCGTGGGAAGCACCAGCGCAGAAGCCGCCGGACCCAGCTCGGGGATGGCCTCGGGCGGACTGGTCGCGGATCGAATCGCCAACGCGAACGCAAGAGCCCAGGGGGCCGCGCAGGACCGCGTGGTCGTGGTGCCTGCCGTCGTCGCGGGCGACAAGGAAATGGACACGCTCACCGCTGGTGGGCGCAACGCGCTACTCGCCTTCATGCGCGAGAACGCAGGCAACATCAACACGCTGCTGGACCGCAGCAACGGTAGGAGCTAACACCATGGCATGCGCTTGGATCGAGGGCTTCGAGTCCCACGCCCAGACCGGGCAGTTCCAGCGGAAGTACGCGACCTTCTCTGGCTTGTGGACGATCCAGTCCGGGCGCGTCTTCGGCAACGCCGGGGCGGTCACGTCCACGGTGTGCGTCACGCCCTCCGTGGGCTCCGGGAACACGTTCGTCCTGGGCTTCGGCTTCCGGTTCGCGGCCCACACCACGATACTCAACTCGGGCAACCAGGGCCTCTACTGCGAGCTGGGACCGGACGAGCAGTTCCACCTGGAGATGGAATCCGGCTCTGGCCTAGGCGTGCGCTTCCACATCAAGCGCGGTGCCACGACCGTCGCCACGTCGAGCTACTTCGACTTCGGCGTGTGGCACTACATCGAACTCAAGGTCACGGTGCGCACCGCCACGAACGGCGCGTACGAGCTGCGGCACAACGGCGTGCTCGACATCTCTGGCACGGGCGTGAACCTCGCGGACTCTGGCGCGGACGGCTGGGACATCTTCGCCGTGCGCTACACGTCCAACGCCTCGACCACGCTGCGCTACGACGACATGTACGTCCTGGACGGCACGGGCGCGAAGAACAACGACTTCCTCGGCCCCTCGGTGGTCGAGGGTCTGCTGCCGAACGGCGACGGGGCCACGATCCAGTGGACGAACAACGGCGGGACGACGTTCAACTACGAGAACGTGGACGACCCGGCCAACTTCGCGCCGGACGAGACCAGCGCCGGCAGCACGAACGGCTCGGATACGAACGGCCAGAAGGACCTGTACGCCTTCGAGGACTTGGTGAACATCACTGGCACCATCCACGCCGTGCAGCTCGGCGTGCAGCTCGGCATGGCGGCAGCAGGCACGCGCACGGTCAAGACGAAGTACCGCGACCCCGACACGACCGAGGCGGACGGAGCTTCGCACACCGTGGACTCCACGACGTTCGACGAGTTCACTGAGATCTTCGACGACAACCCCGCGTCCGCCGCTGCCTGGGACGTGACGGACATCGACGGTGGGCAGTTCGGAATCGAGGTGGTGAGCTAATGACACTCCGCTGGCTTGAGGGCTTCGACGTTGCCCTGAACTCGACCGCGCTCGCGCGCGTCTACACCGGCCCGACTACGACCGGGCTGCCGTCCATCCTCCTCGCCGAGACGCCCGCCGAGGACCGTGGCGCGGTGTTCGACAACGCCGTGTCGGACGATGGTGCGATCCTGCACACGCCGACGCTCGTGAGCCCGGTGCAGAACACCTGGATCATCGGGTTCGCGTTCCGCTCGGACGACCCGACCAACCTGGAGACGGGAGGTGTCGCCCCGTACGTCGCTCTCCACAACACGGACGGCGAGCAGATCCGCATTCAGCTCTACGAGTACACGCCTGCCAGCTCCAAGCCGGGCGGCTTGTACTACGGCTGGCGCGTGCTGCGCGGAGCGACTGAGATCGCGAGGACCAACGAAGCCTTCTCGCTCTCCGACATCTCGGATCTTCCCTGGGTCCACTTCGAGTTCAAGGTCACGATCGACAACACGACTGGCTCGATAGAAGGGCGTTTCCGCCACATCAAGATGGCGAACAACGGGACCGGCGGGTTTACGACGTTCACCTGGGACGCCAGCGTCACCAACGTAGACACGCAGAACCAAACCTCGACCGGGGCCGACTCGTTCTCGATCTCCTTCAACACCGGGACGGCCAACGACACCTGCGCGTTCGACAATGTGTACGTCCTCGACAGCACGGGCGCGAAGAACAACGACTTCCTGGGCAAGTGCTTCATCACGCCCATGAAGATCACCACGACGGGCGGCGGTGATGGTGACACGACCGACTGGACGCTCCAGACGGCCACCAACACCGAGGATGCGTGGCAGGAGCCCGACACCGCCGTGGAAGACGACGACCGGCTCACGTCCGACACGATCGGCCAGATCCACCTCGCGCAGATGGGCACGAGCACCACCCTGGACTTCATGGACGCGGCCTCTGTGATCGGCGTCCGCATGGACTTGCACGGGCGCATGGAGACCTCGGGCGATCTCGACATCGGCTTCATGTGGCGCAAGACCACGGGCACGCCCGCGCAGACCGAGTTCGGCACGGCGATGAACGTGGACAGCACCACCGTCGAGGCCGCGTCCGTCGTGGCCGAGGACGACCCGAACACCGCGACGGACTGGGTTCTGACCGATCTCCAGTCCTACCAACTCGGCGCGAAGAACAACGGCTAGTAGGGGAGCGGAGGCATGGTCGAAGTCAGGATCTCCCGGGAGAACGTCGAAGTCCTCGCTGACGAGGGCACGGTCGGCGCTGTCTCTCGGCTCGATGCGCAAGTCATGGCGCTCGGGGACAACGCCGACGAGGTGCAAGCCTCGCGCGTGGCGATCGAGGTCCTGGGAGCCGAGCCTCCGATCTGCGCGACCACGCGCCTCGACGCCCAGGTCATCGCCCTGGGCGACAATCCCGAAGAAGTGCAGGCCAGCCGCCTCGCCATCGAGGTGCTCGGGGCCCTGGACGCCAAGTGCGCCGTCACGCGCCTCGACGCCCAGGTGCTCGCGCTGGGAGACAACGCCGACGAGGTGCGGATCACCCGCATCGCTGGCGAGGCCCTGGCGCGCCAAGGCTCGGCAGGCCCCGTGGTGCCGCTCGCGCTCGCGGACGACGCCTATATCTTCCTGCACAACTGGGTCACGCAAGCCAAGCTCGCCACCTCGTTCCGTACCGACGTGTCCACCTCGCCCGACTCGGGCGCGGAGTCGCGTCGTGGCCTCGGCGTCAAGCCGACGCGCACGCTCGACCTGGAGTGGACGATCTGCGACCCGCAGACCGTCACCGGCATCAACTCGCTGGAGCAGCTCGAACGGCTGGAGGTTTTCCTGCGCCGCCTGACCGATCAGCGGTTCCAGGTGCCGATCTACATGGACCAGCAGGAACTCACGACCTCCTACGCGAGCAGCGCCACCACCATCGCCGTGCCCACGGACAAGGCTCGGTTCTTCCCCGGGCAGCGCGTCGCGATCGTGCAGCTCGACTTCATGGGCCAGCCCGTGTCGCACTCGTTCCACCAGATCAGCGACATGACCAACGCGAGCCTGACGTTCACGGCTACGCTGGGCGTCGCCGTGGCCGCCGGATCGCTGGTCTTCCCGCTCATGGACTGCGAGGTCCTGCTGGACGTGGACGCCGACTACGCTACCGCCCGCATGCCCTCGGTCAAGCTGACCGTCGCTGAGGCTCCTGGCGCGTCCCAGCTCCCGCCGATCAAGTCGGACAACCCCTCGGGCGCGACGCTGGCTCACGACGATCGTCCGGTGTGGTACGAGGAGCCGGACTGGACGCGCGGCATCACCAAGGGGCGCTCGCGCCAGGGCAACCGCAACCGGGGCGGGCGCGCCGACTTCGTGAGCGTCGAGGCCGACCGCTCGCGGCAGATACACCGCTTCGAGGTCACGGGCAACCGCGACACGATCTGGGGCGCGCTGGAGTTCTTCGAGACCCGCCGGGGCCGCCTGCGGAGCTTCTGGCACATCGACCAGGACCAATATTTCGAGCTGGTGGACATCGACGCTGGGGGCACGTTCGTCGGCATCTCCGAGAACACGCTGGACCTCGCGGACACGCAGGAGGAGTTCGACGCCCTCGGGCTCGTCATGTCGGACGGCACGCACTACGTCCGCGACGTGTCCAACATCCTCGCCATCCTGACCGTGTTCCGCGTGTCGCTGCTCACCCCGCTACCCGCTGGTCTCTCGGTCAACGACTACCATCGCGTCGCCCGCGCACGTCTGGTGCGCTTCGACAAGGACGAGTTCGTCGAGACATGGAACCACACCGGCTACGGCACGGCTGGCATCGGCATCATCGAGGTTCTCAACGAGCAGGACTTCGAGGTCTAGGAGGCAACCATGGCGAAGGCATACGCACGGCCCGAGAAGGAGGGGTTCGTCCTTGTGACGTTCCTCTACGGGGCCAACCTCGCGTCGCAGGCGCGTTACACCGACTGGGACCAGAGCTTCCTCGGCTTCACGTCCGAGCCGCGCATGAAGCTGGAGATCCCCGAGAATGCGGGTACGTTCGACAAGCGCGAGCTGCGCATCGTGCTGCCGCTCGACAACTTCGTGTCGCGCGCCAGTAGCGGCGTGCCGCACTCGCCGATCTACGTCATCGTCGAGGAGCTGACGCAGGGCCTTTTCACGGGCGACCAGTCCTCGCAGAAGGTCCTGTACGCCGGGCGCATCACGCGCTCGATCAAGAACTACCAGGGGCAGAACAACCAAGCCGCGTTCTTCTCCCTGTCCATCAAGTCGCGCCTCGACATCTCGATGGGCCTGCCCTGCAACCACCAGTGTGCCTGGACCCTGTTCAAGGGCGGCTGCGGCGTGACCCCAGTGCAGGTGCTCGGGCAGATCCAGTCCTCGGACGGCACGGAGATCACGGTCACGGACGCTGGATTCACGACGCCGGGCACGACCGACGCACGCTACTGGAAGCGCGGCTACGCCGAGAAGGACGGCCTGCGCATCGCGATCCGCGACTACGACGGCGACGTGGATACCAGCAAGGCGTACATGGCCCGCCCGGTGCCGAGCGACTGGATCCTGGCGGGCTTCAGCAGCATCCAGTTCGTTCCCGGCTGCGACAAGACCATCGAGACGTGCCGCGCGCGCTGGAACGCCGAGCAGTTCTTCATGGGCCTCGGCTACGCCATTCCCTCCTACCAGCCCAACTTCGAGACTCCGTGATGGGCGGCTACCGCGTCTACCGACCGTGCCTGGAGTGGAACCCGGGCGACCCTGAGATCGCCGCTGCGCTGGCCGCCGAGCTGGAGCGCTGGCGCGGCACGCGCTACGAGTCCGGCCAGTCCTTCCCGCAGCGCGGGGCGGACTGCACGGGCAGCGTCTTCGGCGTCGTGGACGCCCTGGACGGGCGCACGCGCATGCAGCCCGCCGGGTTCCCGCACGACGCTTCGATCCACGATCGCGCGGGCGCGATCCGCACCGTGCGCGAGATCGTGCGGCGCTACTCGCCATGCGTCAAGATCGAGCCCGACGAGCACGGCACCTTTCAGGTCGAGCCGGGCGACATCGTGGTGACGGGCGCTCCGAACGGAGGGCCGGGCCACGTCGAAATCGTCGGGCCGCGCAAGAACGAGCTGTGGCACGCCCAGCCCTCGTGCGGGTTCCATCAGGGCGGATGGTCGTTCCTCGAACAACAGGTCCTCTACGCGGTCTACCGCATCGAGGACAAGTACCGCTGGAGGCAAGAATGCACCGAGTAGCTCAATGGTTCTGGCGTCGCGTGGACGACGTGACCTACAACTGGAACTGCGACCGCCCACGCTTCTACCAGAAGTGCCTGCTGGCGGTGAGCGTGCTCACGGCAGGCTGCATCCTCCAGTTCGGGTCGCCGTTCGGCGAGGCCGTCGTCGAGCCCGAGGGGCAGCAGAAGGCGTGGGCCCAGCTCGCGTGGCTCGTCATCTCCATCGGCCTGTCGCTCCTCGCGGGCCAGATGCTCGCGAAGAAGTCCGACTCGCCTATCCAGTCCGACAAGCCGACAACACTCTCGATCCGTGGCTCGTTCACGCCGTGGCACGTCGGCATCCGCCGCGTCGGCCCGGTCTTCTGCTGGGCTGGCGACCGCGAGATCCGCAAGGAGTCACAGGGCGGCGGCAAGGGTGGCGGTGGCGCGCCCGAGGCGGACGTGTACTACGAGGCGGGCTGGCACGTTCTCGGCATCGGTCCGATGTTCGCGCTGCACGAGATCATCCAGGGGGGCTCGGTGATCTTCACCGGCCCGATCACCGCCGAGTCCCACCCGAGCGGCACCACGGTGGACCTCGGCAAGGAGGGTGCGTTCACGATCTACTGGGGCGAGCCGACCCAGCCCGCGAACACGTTTCTGGGCAACGCGAACCGCGTGAGCATCACCTCGCGCTGGCCGCACGCCTGCTACGTCGTGTGGAACAAGAAGCGCCTCGCGGGCCAGACCTGGAACATCCTCGACTACGTTCTGGAGCGCCGCCCGTCGTGGGCCGGGCTCTCGCTGTCGCAGAGTTGGTACGAGCCTAACCGCACGCTGACCGGCCCGAGTGACACCGTGATCGCCGTCCTCGCCAACGCGAACGAGGATATCGGCTACCTGCAAGTCTTCGGCGACGGCACGAACCGCTACAAGCCCACGTTCGATGTGGAGGTCACGGACTGCGGCATCCCGGACGGCACCTACCAGGTGCTGCGCTCGGAGATCGTGCAGATCCAGTCGGGCACCGCGCCCTTCTTCACCTACACGCCCAACACCCGCATCTTCCTCCAGGGCGGCACGGCTGGTGCCGCGCTGGGCGCATTGCCCAACATCCAGGTCTGGGAAGAGGACAACACGGACGGCGCGAACATCGCCCACGTCATCGGAGAGCTGCTGTTCGCCGACTGGCCGCTGGGCCTCCAACTCGACCCCTCGCACGTCGTCGAGAGCTGGGACCTCGATTCGCTCGAAGACCTGGGCGTCGAGGCCGAGGCGAACCAGTGGCGTGCTGCCGTGTTCGGCACGCAGGGCGAGACCGCCGAGGCGATGCTGGGCGCGATGCTCCAGGACCACGGCGCGATGCTGCCGATCGACACCACGAGCGGCCGCATGCTGTTCCAGCGCGTGCGCTACCCGAACGGCGCGCTGCTGGCGTTCATCGAGGACATCTACGCCGACCGCTTCCCGGAGATCGAGACCCTGCACGGCGAGCAGCCGGTGGACCGCCTGATCTTCGTGTTCAGCGACCGCGACAACCAGTACGGCGATATGACGATCGCCATAGACGAGGACGGACAGGCCAGCTACGCCGAGCACCAGCGGGCGCGCAAGGTCCCGATCGTCTCGACCTCGCTGTTCTCCACGGCTGCCGCCCTCGCCGAGCTGCGGTCGCCCGAGGAGCTGGCCCCCGGCGCTAAGTTCCGACTGGACGCCAGCCGTGAGGCGCGCGACCTGCTCCCTGGGCAGGCAATCACCGCCGAGGGCTTCGACGAGGTGCTGCGCGTTATATCGGTCGCGATCGACCCGCTGACTGAGCGCGTCGAGCTGACCGTGATCCCGGACTTCTACGGCGTTCCGCTGTCCAGCTTCATCACGAACGAGGGCGGTGTCCCCGAGCCGCCGGAAGACCCGGCGATCGACGAGGCGTTCAAGTGGGTCGAGATCCCCGAGCAGCTCCTCGGCTCGTCCTTCCCGGCCACCACCTACGTCATGGTCCCGCGCATCCGCGCGAACTCCAACATCAGCTTCTCGTCGATCCACTTCTCCGAGGACAACTCGACCTACACGCTCAAGGGCACGGACCTGAACGTGCAGACCGGCGGCACGCTGGACTCTGCGCTGTCCGCGAGCGGGCCGAGCTACCTCGCACAGGGGCCGACATTCACGGAGCTGGGGCCGGACAACTCGGCTGCTGCCGACTACTCGGCGGACCTGACGAGCTGGGGCCTCGGGCGACAGCTCGCGGTCATCGTGTCGAGCGCGGGCACGGAAATCTGCATCGTGCAGAAGACCACCATCGTGAGCGGCACGCAGCGTCGCCTGGACGGCCTCGCTCGCGCCTGCTACGACACGCGGAAGCTGACCCACCCCGCAGGGACGGTCGTCTTCATCGTGAACTCGGACGCCATCACGGAGTTCACGGACGGCCTGCTCGTGACCGGGGGCAATCTCTGGGTCAAGTCCCAGCCGGGCACGAACGGCGGGCAGGTCTCGCTGGACTCGGTGCCGCCGTTCGGCAACGCGGTCTACGGCAAGGGGCAGATTCCGATCGCGCCCGATTACGTCCACGCCCGCGCGCCGTATCGCAACTCGCCGACCTTCAAGACCGGCAACGACATCACGGTGGGCTGGGCCATCTCGACCGGCACGAAGCAGACCGGGTGCGGCGGCCAGAACGCCGGGCAGGTCACTGGCACCCCCGTGGTGCCGGGCGCCATCCAGATCGACTTCCTCACGACCGGAGATGTGCTCAAGGGCTCGTACTCCGTGAGCGGCGAGGTCGCTGAGTACACCTACGACAACGCGCAGCTCGTGGCCGACTTCGGCACCGAGCCCAGCTCCTTCAAGGTTCGCGTCACACACGTCGCGAACGGCTACTCTTCTCCAGTGAGCCCGTCGCTCACCATCACCCGCGTCACCTGATAGGAGGCAACACCATGGCTAGGCCGACGAAGAACGACATCGACAGCGGCATCCAGAACTGGCATCAGAAGATCGACGACAACGACGAGGTGCTGTTCAATGGCCCGCTCCCCGTTCACGTCCACACCGGCAACGAGTCCAACCTCGCCTCGACCTTCCCGGCGGCGAGCTACGACCGCTGCATCGTCGTGGTCAACCACTCGACGCTCGGCTGGTCGCTATACGCCTCGGACGGCACGACGTGGCAGCGCCTCGTGCGCTTCGTCGCGGCTGCCGTGACCGCGCTCACCGACTCGACCGGCGGCACCGCCAACGACACGCTCGTGGCGATCTCGGGCACCGGGGACGACGCGAACGTCAACAACAACTTCGCCGACCTCGCGGCGAAGATCAACGCCATCCGCACGGCCCTGGTCAACCACGGCCTGCTCTCGTAAGAGGACCCCCCCTCCCGGGGTCATCTGCCCGGGTCCGGCGGCTGGATTGCCTCCCCAGTCGTCGGACCCACTTTTCTCGGAATCAGCTTGCCTTCCACCGAAACCGTGATAGGATGCTGGTTCACGGCAGGCTGGGCAAGGAACCCAGCATCGGCAAAGGCTTCCAGCTCGCGCCGAGGGACCGAAACGACGGTCGCCCTGCCACCTCCACGGCCCGGAGGAGCGCTCAGCAAAGTGCACGGGGGCGTAGCGCAGCCGGAAGCGCTCCCCCCAGGGCCACCTTCAACGATCGCGGTCCCGCCCGGGTCTCATCACCCGGGCGGGGCCGCGCGCGTAGCGGGGCTCTCAGGCGGCCTCAGCGGGGCTCGTGGGAGCAGCGCAGGACCTTGCCCCCAGGGGCCTCCCAGCCGCCCTCCACGGGCGCGGGCGGCGCGGGGGCCTCGTCACCCGCCTCGGCGGCCCGGCGCGCGTCCAGCTCCAGCAGGGCGGCCAGGACGGCCCGGTAGCACCGGGCCTGGGCGACGCCCCACAGCGGGCCGTGGGAATCGTACTCGGGACCCTCCGAGGCGTCCCAGACCATCGCGTGCGCCCACTCGTGCTGGAGCGTGTCGATGATGGCCTGGAGCGGCTGCCGCGACTCGATCTGGATGCGGTACAGGCCGAGGGAGGGGACCCAGGAGGTCAGGCCCCAGAAGTCGCCGTCGATGCGCCCCACGGACACCATCGCGGGCGCGTTCAGCGGGCACTCGGCCTCCAGCGCCCGCACGGCGGTCTTGAAGACCTCGGCGTCCCAGGCCCGGGGGAGAGCGGCCTCGACGGAGATGGGCGTCGGGCCGCTGGCGTTGACGGAGCAGCAGGAGGAGCCAAGGGCTGCGAACGCAGCCCCGACAATCAGACAGAGGGGGAGGTGGAGTCGTCGCATGCGAGTTCTCGTGCGCGCGCGGCGAGTGCCTTTGCTCCGTCGCCGCGCGCGGTCACGACGGTGGCCTGGGTTTCGAGCGCGTGGACGGTCCCGCACGCCGAACAGACGGCGCGCTGGAACTTCATCGACTCGATGGTAAAGGTGTGCGAGACCCGGAGGGTTCCGTCACAGGTAGGTACGGCGCATTTCATCGCTTCCTCTGGGCCTTGGTTCCTACTGTGTGTCCGTGATGCTGCCCGGTGACGACTTCACCGCTGTCACCGATGTGCGGATAGAAGGCGTAGATGATAGCGTCCGCGCGGTCTGGCGACTCGCTGACCTCCATGCGCTTCCGCCACTCGTCCTTGGTCTCGACCTTCAACTTGCCCTTGCGGTCGGTGTAGTATTGGCGCGTGGAGAGCTGCTTGAGTAGGCGGGCGTCGTTCGGGATGCGGACGATGTGCTCGCGCACGAGGTTGCGGAACATCCACCACGCCTCGCTGTAGAGGTCCGCGAACATGCTCGGGTCGTAGGGGCGCGCCTGCGTGTGGAACTCCAGCACGTTCTTGCCGCCCTCGTGGAACGAGTGCATGACGCCCTGGCCGAGGCCGCCCGCGTCGGGGATGTACCAGCAGTCCTTGTCGCTCCAGTTCGCGTCGCGCTGGAGAGCGAAGGCGTAGTCGGTCACGCTGATGGGCTCGGTCTTCACGAAGACCTTGAAGTCCACAACGGCGAGCCCCGCGCGCCGGGCGACGACGCTTTCGTCGCCGCCGAAGCGCGCGTAGTCGATCCCGAACGCCTTGTTCACCCGCATCATGTCGGTGATGCTGGCGCAGCCGAGTAGGTTGGTCTTGGTGCAGATCGTCAGGTCGCGCAGGCCGAGGACGTTGTTGGGGTCCTCGTGCGGGAACTCGCCTAGCACTCGGATGCGGTACACGTCGCTGTCGCGCCCGTACTCCCATTCGAGCTGCCTGTTGCGGCCTAGGGAGACGATGTGCGGGTAGTCGCGCGCGGTGTCCTCAGCGTTGAAGACGAGGCGGTGCCACTGGTCGGCTTGCGACGTGAAAAACTCGTAGAACGCGCACGACGTGGTGTTCGGGTTGCCGATCGCGAGGAACAGCGCGTCCGGGTTGGACAGCGTGCCCTTGATCGTCTCAATGATACCGGGCGCGACGCCCGAGGCTTCGTCCGCGATGAAGGTCAGGCGCTTCTCGTGGATGCCCTGGAGGTTCTCGGGGCGCGTCGCGGTAGCGGTTCGGATGCCCCACATCTTAGAGCCGTTGATCTCGACCTTGGTGCCGTAGGTCTTGACCATCTTCTGCAACACCGGGTGCGCGTCCTTGAGCAGGCGCGCGCACTCGTCGATCCACTGTTTACACTGGCGCATCGACGGCGAGGTGACGATGCACAGCGCGTCAGGGTAGCGCAGGCAGCGCCAGAGCGCGACGATGACCGAGATCGCGGTCTTGCCGGGGCCTTGGCCCGAGCGCACGGCGATGCGCTTGAGACGCTTCTCCACCGGCAGCCAGGATTCGAGCTGAACGATATCCAGCAGCTCCTCCTGCTGCCAAGTGTACTCGAAGTTCATCGCCTCACGCGCGAAGACGCGGATGTCATCGCGCCAGCGCTCATACAGAGGCTCGAACTGTCGTGCGAAGCGTCCCAACGGGCTACCACATCACGATCTGGCGGCAGTTCTCTCCCATCTGCACCGCGCTGAGCGCCTGCATCGTCTCGATGAAGTGCGGCTCGGAGCTGCGAGCGCCAAGAACGACGGTCAGCAGGCTCGGATCGTGGATTCCTGCCGCCCACGCGGGCTGGTTCGACATGAATCGCAGCTCGTAGCCCGCCGCGTCGCCGATCTTGAGCACCTTGTTGCTCGTCCAGCGGCACACGGAGGCCAGCGCGGGGTCGATCTGCGTCGTCACGGTGTGCAGGAAGCCCATGAAGCGGCTCTCCAGGTCGCGATTCGCCGCGATCACGAGCACGCGCGAGCCCTCGATGCGCAGCAGACGCCACAATGCGCACAGCGCGAGCGCTTCGGTGGTCCGCTGCGACGGGATCTCGACCACTTCGAGGGGATTCTCGCCCTCGTAGAAGCGGTGCATCAGTTCGAGCTGGTAGGGGGAGGGCCGAAGGCCGAGTCGTTCGCTCAGATCCTCGGGGCTACGCAGGCTCGCCATCATCATCTCCTCGATCAGGCTGTTGGTCAACATCTTGTACCTCAGCGCCGCGAACGGGGAGTCCCAGCTTACGCCGGAAGTGCGTGTTCTCGGCCTCGATGTGCGCCATCTCGACGCGAAGGTTGCCCATGCGCACTTGCATGTGCGCCACAGTCTTCTCCAGTTCACGGATTCGGTCCAGCAGCAGCTCCCGGAAGTCCTTCTTCGCGAGTCGGCGGCTCTCCAACCACGCGCGGAACCAATGGAGTCCGCCCGCGCCGAGCACGGTGGCGATCAGGAACTTGGCCCATTCGGGGAGGTAGTCTTCCGGGAGATGCTGCATGGCGCTACTGCTGGTGGATGGAAACGGCGTCGAACAGGGAGCGGAGGCGCTTGGTGTCCTCCAGGTACACGTCCGCTTCAAGCGGATCCAGACCGCCTCGCATCAGGTCGGCCTTGACGAGCTGGTCGTGCAGCTCCATCAGCGCGCCCATCGTGACGAGCAGCATGTCGCCGGACGCCGAGGGCATCGACAGCATGGTGCGGGCCGCCTGCGCAGCGGCCTCGATCTGCCCGCGCACTTCGGCAGAGATTTCCAGGGGCGGGTCCTCGCTCGTGATGTAGGCCTCGACGCGATCGAGCACGCGCTCGACGGTGTGGGCGACGGGGCCGTCCGCCTCGACGGGCACGAGCCCGGGGCCAGGAGAGGCGCACGCGGCGAGCGCGAGCAAGGGAGCAGCGAGTAGAGTCTTCATGTCGGTTCAGTCCTTCTCACTCCAGATGGAGTCGATGAGCCCCCATTCGAGGGCCTGTTGCGCGGTGAAGTAGTAGTCGCCCGAAGCCCGCGAGAACTTCGACCAGTGACGATACGGACGGTTGGTGTACTTCGCGAGCAGCCGGTCCATACGCTCGCAACGGCGGCGCACGGCCTCGACGGTCCCTGCGACGTTGGACATGGTGCCCGCGATCTCCATGGAGGCCGTGTGCAGCATGAACTCGCAGTTCTCGCTCGCGAAGCGATGCCCCTTCTGGCCGCAGGCGACCAAGAAGGGAGCCGCGCTCATGCACATGCCGAGCGCGATGGTGTGGACGGGGACCGCGATCGTGCGCGTCACGTCGTGCAACGCGAACGCCTCGTCGATGTCACCCCCGTAGCTGGCGACGAATAGCTCAATGGGCGCATCCGACTGGTCGGCCATGAGATACATCCCCCGGATGACGCGCGCGATCGAGTCGCTGTCCACGTCGCCGTGCAGGAAGATGCGACGACCGGAGACATCCACGCCGTGCTCCAGCGCGGCGCTCATCTCGGTCGTCATCTTGAGCTGTCGGTTCGCCATGCTAGGACCCCTTCACGTCATTCGCCACGAGCAGCGCGCAGATGATAAAGCATGCTGCCGCTCCAACGAACATGCCGAGTAGGAACGACATCACTGGCCCTCGGGGAGTTCGGGAGCGGGCGCTTCGACCGGCTCGACTCCTTCGGGAGCGGGCGCTTCGACCGGCTCGACTCCTTCGGGGGCGGGCGCTTCGACCGGGGCGTCGGTCACGGACTCGACGAGCGCGTCGAGCACTTCATTGATGAGGCCCTGGTCGAGGCCCGTGGCCTTGACGAGGTAGAGGCTCGCGACGGCCGCGAGCGCGAGGAGTAGTCTCTTGTAGCGTTTCATGGTAGTCTCCTTGAGTTAGCCGATGAAGAGCCGGACGCCGGGTACCGTGTTGTCCCACTGGACAGCGGTGATGAGGTTGGTGCTGGTGCTTCCGATGTCCAGGCCAGTGACGCGCAGCGCTTCGAGCACGGCTGCCTCGGCCAGGATCACGGTCTGCGCGGTGACGAGCCCGAGGGCGAACACTCCATCCGGGTCGAGAATGGTCGGGTAGTCGGTGATGAGGTATACATTCATGTGAGGCTTAGGTTTGGGCGCGATATTGAGCGCTCGCGCGATCTTCGTTGCAGTAACGGTGAAGCCTCCAAGTTGCACGTCTCACCCGAAGTAGAGCTTGGTCTTGCCGAAGAGAGTCGTTCGCGAGAACCATTCGGACAAGCCGACCTCGCGCGGTGAGTGTTGAGTCGGGTCGAGCCCGAGCGTCACCAGATGATCGAACACCATCTGCTGCGCGGTCGCTTCATCCGCAGCCGTGACGACACCGAACTGGTAGGTGCCTCCCTGTTTGGGCGGGATGGGAAACGAGACGACGAGCCAGGTGGTGAGCATGGTCAGACTCCGGTGTTGCCCAGCTTGATGAACCAAGCGATGCAGTTCTGCTCGATGAGAAACAGGCTGTCCCCGCCCCCGAGCTTCTGCGCCCGCAGACGTACCTTTGCTCCGGCGGGAACGACCCACGGGAAGATCATCGTGTGCGTCTGGTTGTCGGAGAACTCCGAGTCCTCCGAGATGTAGTGCGGAACGCCGAGCGGCGAGTAGCCGGAGCCCGTGTCGATCTCGAAGTACGCGACCGTGCGCACGCGCGACTCTGTGGTCGTGCTGGATGCCGTGTCGATGTTGACGGTGAACGCCATCAGGTAGCTCCCGCCGGTGACGAACGTGTATTCGTCGTTCACCGTGTCGATGGTGATGCCGCCGCCGGTGCTGTTGATGATGTTGTTGTTGGCCCCGACCGTGACCGTTCCCGTGAGCGTGGGAAATCCCACACCTGCCAGTTGTAGCAAGACGTTGGGCGAGAGGAACGAGACCCACTGAGTGTTGAAGTCGGTGCCGTCGATCTTCGCGAGGTACTGGTTTGCCGTGCCTCCGGCGGGCACGCCCGGGCCGGTGGCGCCGGTCGCTCCCGCCGGGCCGGGATCTCCTTGCGGACCCTGCGCGCCGTCAGCGCCCTGCTTGCCGGGAGGGCCGCCCAGGCCGGGCAGTCCCTCGGGACCCCGGAACCGCTCGCGGAACTGCGGGTCATCGAGGAACTTGCCGATGGCCTCCTGGAGCGTCGGCTCGGGCTCGGCCTTGTACAGCTCGTCGTAGTGCTCTGCCTCGGCCTTCGCGTCTTCCCACGCCCGCAGCTCCCGCTCGTACGCGAGCAGGTCCGCTTCGTTGCGCGGGTCGCCTTTGAACTGCGGGCGTTCCATGGGACTACAGCCGCTTCGACGCGAGCGCGCCGATCGCGCCGTTGACGAGCGCGTTGATGCCGACGTTCAGGATGGTGCCGAGCACGCCCTCGCCCTGGCCTTCGAGGCGCAGGCGCTTCTCCAGCACGATGAGTTCGAGCTGGTCGCGGCACATCGCCACGAGGTCCGGGCGGTTCTTGCGCGCGGCCATGGTGAGGCGCAACGAGATGTCGCGGATCGGGCCGTCGAGTTCTTCGATCGTGCCGTCGATGAGCTGGTTCAGGATGTCCTTCACACCCTGCTCCATCGCATCGACGAGGGGCTGGTACTGGTTAGCCATGCCGGTTCTCCCTGTCGTATTCGGCGAGCGCTTCCGCGTCGTCGGGGTCGTCGTTGTCGGTCGGTTCGATCACAACAGCCTCGACCTCCTCGGCTCGCTGCCCGTCCAAGAGCTTGAGCGTCGTCGGGTCGAGGCGTTCCATGTCCTGCCGCTGCGAGACCTGCTTCACGACCTGCCAGAACTCGGCGGCCATGTTCTCGGGCTCGGTGCGCGTGAGGCCTTGGATCATCGCGAGCTGCTTCGAGGCTTTCAGCTCGCCGTCCATGTCCATCGTCTCCTTGCAGCGCGCGAGGTAGTTCTCCAGGCGCATCTCCATGAGCGCGCGCTTCTCCTCGATCGAGGCCGCGCTGCGCTCCAGCGCTTGCGTCTTGACGACGCGCACGAGCGCGGTGGCCTCCTTGTGGGAGAAGCCGAAGGTCTCGCGGTAGTGCTTGATCGTCGCGCGCTCGCCGTGGTCGAGCAGGATGTCCAGCGCTTCGATGAGCACCATCTCCTCGAAGGCCAGGACCTCGCCCGAGCGCACGTCGCAGCGCGCACACTGGTGCGGGTCGAGCAAGCCCTGGAGACCCAGCAGTCCCTCGCGGGACCGCTCGATCCCCAGGTCAGCCGCTACGATCGCCGCTGCGGAACACCACCTCTCCAGGGCGGCCTCCGCTTCGGCCTGGGCGCGCCTGCCGAGCACGGTGTCCGGGTAACCAAACAAAGGGCGGGGGGGTAGCAGCGGCAGGCCCTTGCCCTCCGAGTGTAGGCGCAGCAGGCGGGACTGCCGGGCGCGCCGCAGCGGGCTCGACGCCGCGATGGCCTGGATTGGCAAGAATGGCTTCGTCCACGGGCTCGGGTCCACGTCCGTCGCCGCGTCGAGCGTCTCGTCCTCGGCGCAGAGCCCCTTGGTGATGGCGGTCGTGCGCGCGATGCGCCACATGACCATGATCCGGTGCGGCTTCGTCTCGGGGTCGAAGTCGTCGGCACGAGCCTGGGCACCCTCGGCGAACAGCTCGCGCAGGGCTTGGCGGCGCTCGACTCCTTGGAGGCGGCGCAGGGCCGCGCCCCGCAGGAACGCTTCGAGCGCGGGGGCGTCGGCCTCCGGTTGGTGCGGGGCGGACATGGACGGGCTGGTGCTGACTATAGCACCCTAGCACACTCCGTGCCAGGTGTCAAGCGGAAATCCCGGATTTCTTCGCAGGCCCGTGGATATTGCCCCGATATCCAGCCCTCGGTTTGTGTGCCAAACAAGTCGGTCTTCCACGCCCCAGGATTTTTTGTTGGCCCGGATTTTAGCCCTCATCAAACCCGAACTTTCGCACCCCCGGATTTTTGGCCCCGCGCGGTGTAAGTCGGGGGAGGGGACGCTGCGTGCGATCCCGCACGTGGAGGCGCAGCGGCACGCAAGCGCCGTGCCAAGCGCTCGGCCCGCCCCCCCAGCCCCCGCTCGCACATGGGGGCGCGCATGGGGGCGCATGCGGTGTGGTGCCCTGCCCCTAGCACGGGGGCAGGGCGCATGGGGGCGGGCTCCTGCCCCCGATGCCCCTACCATGGGTGTGGTGTCGCCATGCCCCCATCCTAGCACGGGGGGCGTGCCTCGGAAAGCGATTCGGGTTAGGGTGCCGTTAGGGTACAGTTAGGGTCGGTGTTAGGGTTTGTTCGGTACGAATAGAATGTCACGAAAATAGGGCGGCGATTCGTGGGCGCGGAATGAGCATAACACCATGCGCCGCAAGGGTTTAGCTCCCGTGCGCCCCTAGCATGCGCCCCCATCGCCCCCACGCTCGGGGCGCCCGCCCCCATATGGGGGCGCTAGAATCGGCCCTCTAGAGGGCAGGAACGCCGATTCTAGCCTAGCGCCCCCATCGCCCCCATCCTAGTATCATCTATATGTGTGTGGTGTGTGTGTCCACACGCACCACACGCACCACGCGCCCCGCACACACACACGCGCCCCGTTATACATGTAGGGGCGGGGGCGATGGGGGCGCAGGGGGTCAAGCGCCCCAAAATCGGCCCGCACGGGGGCAGGAGCGGCGATTTTGCCCGCCCCCATATGGGGGCGCTAGGGGGCGAACCGTGGGGGCGGATGGGGGCGGGGGATTTTCGTAGCGCTAAAGTAGGCTCCAGCAGGGGTTTAGGGGCATTCTATTCGATTCCGCTTGCCCGGCGCCGTGGGGGCGCTATACTGGTGCGGATTCGAGATCACACCACCACCATGAACACGAGAGAGAACACCATGCACCACACAAACACCACCATGCGCCCGACCCTGCTCCGCGCCACCGCGGAAGCGCTCGCCGATGTCGCGCACGTGCTCCTGCCGCTCGCGCTCCGCGCGCTCGCGCTCGCCGCGCTCGTGGCGCTTTTCGTCGGCCCGCTTTGGATCCTCGCCCGCTCGCTGGGGGTGCTCTAATGACTCTTTGGGATTACATCGAAAAGCGTAGGGTAGAAGTCGGATCCGAGCGTTGGGTCGCTTATTGGTGGACCTTGCGGGACGGATTCGGCCCTGACAGCGACTTTGACCCTATCGAAGACGTGGACGATCACTGCCGCATCTTTCCTACCCGTGCCTTGGCGCGAGCGTTCGCCAAGAAGATCGAAGACTACTGGTCCTGTCCTATGATCCGACAAGAAGTTTTCATGCGTGCTTTCGACGGGTGCGGAGAATGGGAGACCGTGGAGCGCACCATAGAAGAAGTGTGCTAGTCTCGAACACGAACACCACCACCACGAACCGAAAGCCTAGCACCATGAAACAAACAACGCACACAAACCCGGACGGACGCGTCGTAACTTACATGCTCGGATCCTATGCGATCATCGGATCCCACGCGATCCTCGAAGCCGGCGCGATCCTCGAAGCCGGCGCGCGTATCGAAGCTTGCGCGATCATCGGATCCCACGCGATCCTCGGATCCAACGCGCGCATCGGAACCCACGCGAGCATCGGATCCAACGCGCGCATCGGATCCCACGCGAACATCAGAGCTTGCGCGAGCATCGGATCCTATGCGATCCTCGGATCCAACGCGCGCATCGGAACCCACGCGAGCATCGGAACCCACGCGAGCATCGAAGCAGGCGCGATCATCGGAGCCGGCGCGCGCATCGGATCCCACGCGCGCATCAGAGCTTGCGCGCGCATCGGAGACGGCGCGAGCGTGGGATCCCACGCGCGCATCGGATCCCACGCGCGCATCGAAGCAGGCGCGATCATCGGAGCCGGCGCGCGCATCGAAGTCGGCGCGATCATCGGATCCCACGCGCGCATCGAAACCGGCGCGATCATCGCATCCCACGCGCGCATCCTCAAGCCTGCCGATTACCTTGGGGGAAGCGGCGATTACCGATGGGACGTTTATAAAGGGCAAGGCGATGTCCCTACGCTCCGCTACGGATGCGAAACACTCCCGCTCCAGTCCTGGACGGCGCGCGAACAAGCGCGCCTGTGCAAGCTGCACGATCCCGGTGCAAGCGCGGACCTTGCTCGTGTCGTGAGAATCGCTCGCGCATGGGCACGGGGGCTCGACTGATGTCGCGCGGAACCGACCCAGCCCGACTACAAGGAACCGACAAGGAACCGACAAGGAACCGACCACAAGGAACCGACATCATGCAAAGCAACAATCAACCGACCCCTACCGACTACGAGGACGAGCTGCCGGAGATGTGTGAATGCGAGGGCCCGGGCTGCGCGTGCAGCGGGACGTGCGCCAAGGATGCCACCATGGCGCTCCGCCGCATCGACATGGACGGCGCGCCCGTCCGTTTCTGCGACGACTGCGGCGGGGACGCGCTCGATTCCGGGCTCTTCGGGAGCGCCGAGGACGACGACGACGACGACGAGCCGGAGGACGAGCCCGACGACGAACCGGCGCCCGGGGACTACGTGGTGTCGTCCAACGGCTTCCGGCTCTCGGTCGGCATCGTCGAGGGCGCGCACGTCGGAGACTTCGCCGAGGATGAGGACGCGGAGGACGCCATCCGCGAGCATCGCGCGAGCACGTCGCCCGAGTTCTTCCCGGAAGTTTGGCACGTCTCCGACCATGGCAACGTCTCGCGGTACGCCGAGGACGGCTTCCCGTGGGAAGCGCCCGCGCCGGAACTCGACCGGGAAGCCGTCGAGGCTCCGGCCGCGCGCGCCAGTGCTTTGGCCGAGCTGCTCGACATCGCCCCGGAGGACGTGCAAGAAGCTACCTACGGCGAGCACACCTACGACGCTGACGGCGGGGCCTTCCTCGTCCTCACGGACGAGGAAGCCGACGAGGCGGCGCGAGAGGCGATCCGCGAATTGGTGTGGGCCTTCCGGCCCGAGTTCGTCGCGGGGTACGTCCCCGAGGGGATCGACGCGGACACGTTGAGAGCGATCCAGGGCGAGCGGTGCGAGGACGCGAACGCGCCCATCCTGGCGCTCATCGAAGCGGGCGCAGGCTTCGACGACTTCGCGGCGGATGCGATCGCGACCGACGGCCGCGGACACTTCCTCTCGCAGTACGACGGCGAGGAACGCGAGGCGGGCGAGTTCTACGTCTACCGCACGAACTGACATGACGACATCCAACAGACTACCCGAGCAGAATCGGGCCGAGGACGTGACCGGCGCGGCGGATTCGCTGCCCGTGCTCGCGGAACCGATGCCGTGCGCCGGTCTCGCATGAGCCGACTACGGCGCGCTTGGCGCGCGCGCCCAGCGCTGGGGAGATTGGTCTATTGGCTTGCAGCGCTGGCGCTGCGCACTCGACCTTGACCATCGGCCCGTGGCACTCGCCACGGGCCGCTTGCTTTGGGCTCGCCTGCGGGGCTCCCGGCTCGCCTGCGGGGCTCCGGCTCGCCTGCGGGGCTCCGGCTCGCCTGCGGGGCTCCGGCTCGCCTGCGGGGCTCCGGCTCGCCTGCGGGGCTCCGGCTCGCCTGCGGGGCTCCGGCTCGC